TCAGGAAACCTTCAGGCTCTCCCGGGCAATTTCGCTGAACGCACGCTCGTCACGCCGCCCCAGGCGCGGCAGCCCTGCTGGCCAATCCTGGTTCCAGTCGATACCACCTTGCTTGCGCATGTCATCAATCGCCGAACGCCACCAGATCACCTTGCAGGCACGCTGGTAGTCGTCGCCGCTCATCACACTGCCGTAAAGCAGCTTACGGCCGATGCCACGCAGCTCCCGAGGCACACGCTTGAGGCTCCATTTTACCGAGAGCCGCGCCAGCCACGAAGGGACAGGGCGATGTGCCGGCACCTTGAGGGCCAGCCTTGGCATCTGTGGATGGAAGCCTTCGCCGTGCCTGGCAAAGAAAATTTCCAGGATGGCATGCACGTACTGCTTCATCGCGAAGTAATGGCTGATCACGCCACGCGCTTCATTGACCTTCGCCCCGTGCAATTCGAAGGAAAAAGCAATCTGTTCGATGGTGTGGAGGTCACCGGTATAGGGTGTCCAGGCATCGATGCGCGGGATGGCGCGTTCAGCAATGCCGACATTGCAGCGGGTGAAGCCCATGACACCGCTGTTGCACAGCCGCAAATCATCGGCCGGCGCACTTCCTGCCTCGGCGAGCCCCGCGCTGAAGCGAAGGTAGTCGCTGCTGCGCAAAGCTTCGGCCCAGCTTGTTTCCACCTCGTCGACCAGAAATTGTCCGGCATCGACCTGACTGAACAGCTTCAGCGGCGATTGCAGGAACACCGTATCGGTATCGATAAACACAGTCTTTTCCGCCCACTGCCCCGCCTGGGCAATGGCGCAGGCCTTGCGCCGGTGCGTGTAGCCACCGTCACCGGTCCAGGCCTGCAGGGTCTGCTCATCCAGCGTGATCACTTCCACCGGCCAACCGACAAAGGCCTGTGGTTGGTCGGTAAGCACACGGATCACCGGCAGCTCTGCCGGGTTGCAGCGCGCCACGGCGGTGAGGATGCTGAGTTTGGCCTCCAGCTGATAGATCCGGCGCTCGCCGTACAGGAGGTAGATCAGCTGTTGCTTAACATAAGGGACAGGGCTGGACACATTCATCGTGCACGTCATGGCTACAGGCGTTCGTCGAGGGCCGCGCATTTTAGAGGCTAACGCCGCACAGCTCCACCATTGCCCGCCAGGCTGCGCGCACATGCCCCGAAGCCTGCGCCTGCATCGCAACAAAAAAGCCTGTACCATTGCCGGTTTACCATCGCCAACCAGATCACCCGCTGTAAGGCCCTGAATGTCAGATCTTTCCGCACACACCCCGATGATGCAGCAGTAGCGTGAGATTCGACGCTCAGGCCGCCCCAAAAGCGGCCTGGGCATTCGGCCTGTCTAATACGGTTCGGCCAGTTTCAGCGTTTTTCGCCCAGTAAAACCGAGAAGCTTTCGAGCAGTTTTAGACAGCCTCAACACCCCCAACCAGGCGTTCTGCCTACGACGACCCGTCCTGGCTCGTCCCTTTCCCATTCATCCGCTGACCGGATGTGAAAAAGGCCAAGGTGCCACGCCTCCTCATGTTCGTTGAGGGCCCAATACCTGGCCGCTTCAGCGAATTCCAGCATCTCAGAAAGCTGATCTGAGTCGACCTCACGCCGCCGGTATGCAGCAAATGCCATCTCCGAAAGCACCAGTGCTCGGCCATCTGGATCATTTACCAAGGCTGTGTGGTCATTTAGCTCATCTAGCCAAGCCTGCGGTATCCCCATCATCATTCCGCCCTGCACCACCAGGACTGCGCATACAGCACGCCGTCGACCTCTTCCACCCCGTTGATGTTTATACCTAGCTGGGCCATACCGTTGACCTTGGCGTCGTGCAGGCGCGGGATAATTTCGGGCCCAGGCGTAGAGTTGAACACCCAGGCCTGGGTCGACACCCGGCCCAGAGGCTCGCTGTGGTGGTCACCGATGTGGACATCCGCGCGGAGGGGCTGGACTTTCCGGAGGCGGTCGGAGGGCAAGGCCACGCCATTCATGCGGCGGCGAACCAGAAGAAAGTACATGGGACACCATAGCTGTATATACGTACAGCATTGGAGCATGCTCCTCTCGCCGCCGCTACTACCAGCGGGCGGTTTTCCCGAGGTCGGATGCTTAGCTTGCTGGCAAGAAGATTGCTGCCTTCGCTTGCAGCGCCTTCGCCTTAGCCACTACAGCTTTGTCGCATTCGTTGCTCATGGTCAGAGAGGTCTCTCGTATGCACGCCATGGCTGATCTCTCCACGTCGCTATACGTACGCATGAGATCAAGAGCAAATGATCCGACGATAAGCCCTACAACCAGAGTGAAGGCCATTAAAGGTGCTGTGTAATACATGGTTTCTCCGACATTTTCCAGGCGCCATTATTTCGCCAGCTTAGCCAAGGAGCGCCACAGCCCGCAATAGCTAGCGACCGGCAATATGACAAAATCCCATGTACCTTCTTTAGCAACTAACCCGCTGGCAGGGCCTGAGCAGCTTCTCCTGCACCTTTACTCCTGGCTGTCTGCCTTGCGTAGCCGGCGGCATCAGTGAAGCGGCGGAATTTCTTTACCGCGCGCCTTAGCCACGACCCGAAGCTGGTAATCGGACACCACCTCAAACAGCGACTCGGCCAGAAGGCGCAGGCGCTCGACCTCTTCCGCCGACGCTCCGCGATTCTGGGCCTGGCGGTATTCCCGCATGGCATCGATGGCCTGCTGAATCAGCGGCTCGCCGGCCTCGACCATGCCAATGAAAGTGCGCTTGTCCATAGCCCTGCCTACCATTTATGCCTGGAACTATAGCAGTAGTTGAGCAACCACTCCAGCAATGGCAGGAACATGACTCTGTCTAAAAAAACAAAATATGGCCAATTGCCACACGGCTTTTATGCGTCTATCTTGTACCAGCTTTACGAAGCGTCGTACTGTCTAACAACCAGGCACAGATCATGTTGTCGGCAAGCTCTCAACTTAACTCCAGGGATAATGCATTGAACAATAATCAAAGCGGCAAAAATGAAGTTAAAGTAGGTATCTCTCTTCAGGCAGATCTTAAGCCCGTTCTCGAATCAGCACCTAATGGATTCAAGCGTGTTTTCCAAGTCTTACTCGGAGGAAGACACGCCCGTGTGGAGCGCCAGCGCAGGCTAATTGAAGCTCAAACTGATATAGACATCCAAAAAATCCTCAGTGGAGAGGTGCAATACAACCCATCGAAAGACTCCCTACTTCAATTGCCTGCATCAAGCCTTGCAAACTTAATTATCAACGACATACATGAAGAGGAAACCTCCAACTTACTAACATGCTCTATGCATGCAGCATTAACTTTGGAAGAGACCGGTGATAAAACCAACCAACCGGATGCCTCACGTGACTTCATCTTGAAGTGGCGAAATGAAGCACAAATGATTTCTGATGAAACGGCCCAAGCGATCTGGGGCCGCATTCTAGCAGAAGAGATTCAGTCCCCGGGCTCCATTAGCAACCGCACTCTAGATATCATAAGAAATTTATCGAAGTACGAAGCCGCCACATTTAACAAAGCGTGCAGCTTAATTGCTTTCGACAAATATCTAGTCGACAACAAGAAAGGCGATTCAATCAAGCCTGAAGAGTATGCAGCGCTTCGCGACTCTGGCCTTATCGCCTCCTACACCAACGGCATTTATCGTTCATCCAAATGGATTGATACCACAATCACAATGCCTGATGGAACAAAGGTGCTCGCTTACTATATCAGAATAAAAAACCTTTTCATCTTCCAGAAAAAAATCGAAGGACAACCTATCGAAGCTCCAACATTTAGCTACTGGGAGCTTACAGCAGCAGCGATGGAACTATACAAAATAATAAAAATCGACCCACTAGAGAAAGTCCACGACATAAAAAATACCTTAATCAAAGAGGATAGCAAAGGAGATGTTTTTTTCACGACATACACCGATCTGGAAAAGCAGCTGGTCGACTTAGAAAACATTCGAAAACTATAGTGATCTTGGCGCCTTAAAAATCTACGTTTACGCGAAACTCTGAGATTCTTAGTGCGCGATCTTTACTTGATTAATGCGTCATATTCGGCCTCGCATGCGAGCCCGGCTATTCGGGCTCGGTCATAAGCTTTCGCCAGCTCTCCCGCTCGAGCATCAGCCCGTGTGAGCAGGTCGGAGAGCACCATGGCGGCGCGGGTGGCTGTCTCGCCTCGGGCGACAGCGGCGGTATCCGTGCCGGCGCAACGGACGGCGGCAGCAAACTGGGTGGATTCACTGCGCAGCCGCTGGCCAGCAGCATCAGCGTCAGCAGCGCCAGCATCAGCAATCGTTCTTTCTTCATGGGCGTTTACCCTCGCCTCTTGCTGCGCATCTGCACGTCGGTGTTCTTCCTGACGCGCCGAGCGCTCACCAATCACTTCGGCCAGTCGATCGCCGCTGTCCCGCTTCGCTGATTGCTGGCCAGCCTGGGCAAGTTCCACCGATCGACCGTGTTCGTAAGCCGACCAGTGGGATGCCAGCAACAGCGCCAACACTCCAGACAACACCCAGCCGTTCACGCCGCCCCCAGGAACAGGTCTCGCTCAGCGGCCCGACGGCGGACGAGGCCATCGAGCACCTTCCCGCCAGCCTTGTTCCAGCGCGGGAACTGCTCGGCAGCAGATGCATAGTTGCCAGCATTGAGCAGCCGGCGGAGCGTGGACGATTCGAGATTCGCCGCACCCAGGTTGTAGGTGAAGCTCATCAGGGCGTCCCACTGGTTTTGGCTCAGCGGCGCGGTGACCAGGCGCTCCACCTCAGGCTCGAAGCGCTGCACGTCGTTCAGCAGCATGCGCTCGGCCTGCTCTTTGCTGATCTTCATCCCCGGCTTCACGCCTCGGGTGGCTCCATAGCCGATGGTCCAGACGCCGACCGAGTCCTGATAGGCCTGCAGGCGCAGGCCCTCGAACGACTTGATCAGGCTCAAGCCGCGTTGCGATGTTCGCATTGGCTTTTCTCCAGGCGAAAAAAAAGCCCGCAAGAGCGGGCATAAGAAAAGTACGGAAGTATTAATTGCCGACAATTGAGACACTTACGCCGACTGAGTCCCCAAGCTTTTCGGCGACATCATCAATAGCCATGCCGATGGTCTTGTTTACGTCAGCTTCATCTATCGTGATATACGAAAGTTTTAGTGAGCCAACCCCTACGACTTCAACCGGAGTATCTAAACCGCTTCCCTCAGTAACAACTGCCTTGACAGTGACTCTAGCCCCGACGACAGCATCGCTACCCGCGCCAAGGACGCCAAAGCCAGCCATGACCCCCATTGCTCTACCATCATCAACTCCAAACTCGAGCTTAATGGCCTGAGGAATCACCACTATGCTTGATGGCTTTCCATCACTTCTATCGCCGACCCTAGTGGACGGGATCCTAGATTTCAGATCAGCAGCAATGGCTTGGCTAAGCGGCCTTCCCACAGATATCTCAAACTCCCTCGGCCCCCATGCTTTCCCATAAGAAGGCTTCTGAGTTATGACTGTGCGCTGGAACTCCTGCGACAAAATCAACTGTGCGGTCACACCATCAATCGGAGTGCGGTATTGGGCGGTGCCAGAAGTTGTTGGATTAAGTTTTATAGTCGAACAGCCTGACAGAACCGCAAGCAGACAGATCGCGACAATTCCCTTCATCAAGATTCCCTCGTTATAGATACCTCAATCTACCATCATCATCAGGAAGTGCCAAAAATCCCGCGCTCGGCGGGCCGTCTACGGGAATGATCACGCTGCTGCCGCAGCCTCGAAGAGCATGTTTTCAAACGCCGTGAGGTCTCCACCCTCCAAGGCCTTGTACTCGAACGCCGCGAATGCGTTGGTGGTGAACGCACGCGGAACTACGTCGCGCCCGGTACCAGCAACTCGCACCGCGCCCATGGTCAGCTCCTTCAGCAGCTTGATGGTCTTGACCAGGTTGTTGGTATACGACCAAACCTCGGTGCCGTTGTAGCGGATGCTTATTTTGCCTGCGACTCGATCAAAGACGATGACGATAACAGTGAGCCTGTCGGCGGCAAGCCGTGTTGGCCAGGTTGCAGAAACAGTTTCTGCTACGGCAATGGTGCCGAAGTACACAGAGACGAGCCCGGTACCGCTGGAATTGGAGTAAAGGCCCCATGCGCCGGTACCGAGGTGTTTGCAGCCGCCTCGCTGATGCTGCCGAATGAGGCGTGCAGATCGAATACGCCGCCAACAGTAAATGAGCCGTCAGTATCAAACCCTGGCATGTTCAGGGCCTGAGCCAGGGCTGTGATTTTGTAGCCCTTCTTACCGTTGACCATGTTGACGAAGTGCGCCCCAGGCTGCGATACCCCGTAGCTTGGAATGGTTGCATCTGTCACTCGGTCACGTACTACACCCTTGGAAACGTCCCAGTCGAACAGACCCGGCCAGTGCTTGAGCCCCTGAATATTGGAAACGGCAATTTCGGCCTCAGACACGTCGAGTTTTGGCATACCTGGAACCGAGGCGGAGCCGGGGAAAATCAGAATCGAACGAGCCATATTTTCAAATCTCCAAAGTGGTCGAGAAAGCGCAAAGCCAGTTGTAGAGCGGCTTCATGTCATAGCGCGAGAAGTCGCGATGATCGTTGTCACGGATGCAACCTCGTCGCCCGTTGCCGGTTTGCGGCGACCCCAGCGATGGCTGCAGGGCGTAAGTCAGGACGGCGCCGGCGGCAATGGCTGCGGTCGCGGTGATCACGATGGAAACACCGTCACGACCAAGAGCCACGGCGGCGATGGTGCCGGCCGACAGCTGGAACCCGTAGTTGCCAGGGTCACTAACGATGGTCGTGTCGATCGCAAGATTCCCTATCGGGCCGGACGTGCCCGCATTGCCGTTGGGGAGATTGTTCAGCTGCAGCGTGATCGTTGCCCCCGACACGGCTGCCGAAATGACCTTGAGTGGCTGCCACTTGCCGCTGATCTGGGTCAGTCGCTCGGCGCGGGCTTCCAACTCACCCATCTTCATGTAACCGGGTCCTTGCATGTGGTAGGTGTCGAAGTAGGGGTAGGCATACTTCGGCCCGACCATCACAACGTATGGGTTTTCGTTATGGGCCTGCAGTTGCGCTAATGGAATCGCAGGGATAGTTCCGGTTTCACCGGTCAGCATCTGCGAGATAAACGCAACCGGAGGCACTGCCTGCGCCGTGATCGCGACGATGTCTGCGCGGTAGTCGCTGATCCACTCGCCCAGCATCGCCACGTACTCAGCCTGGGTGGTGTCGCGCTGGCTTTCTCCGTGCACGATCGAGATGCTCGGCACCACATAGTCAAGGCCCATCGCCGTAGCGATGGCTTTGGCGGTCGTAATTTGCGACATCGCGTCGGTGTAGGTCTTGGTGCCCTTCTTCACCCCGGCGTATGAGGTACCGCCCAGCGCTGACACGCTGTACAGCATCTGCGGGGCCACCGATGTCATCCGTTCGTGCCATTTCCGCATTGCCAGCATGTAGGAGGTTGCGGGTGTTTCTGCGGTAACCCCAGCCACGTACTCGCGTACCGGCTCAAATGCCGTAGTCCCTTCCCATGCGGCTGGACGAGGACCGCCGCTGAGCGTCCACAGCTTGTCGGCGTAGCCCGGCGGCGCGAGGGGAGAGAACAAGTTTCCGCGTATGCCGTTGATGACATACTCGCCGTTAGGGTCGGGAAAAATCCCACGAGAGCCAAGGGCAAGACTCTGGCCGGTGGACAGCTTGTGGATCAGCACCTTGCCATCGCGGAAGATTCGACCATCTTGAGTGATGGTATAGGGCACCAGCCCGCCGCTGGTCAGCTTGAGCGCCCTGATAACGTCGAAGTCGACGCACTGCGCAGCGAACCACTCGCCATCCTGTGTGACCTGCTTGGCACCGTCCGGGCCATAGGACCATACCTGGCCGGCACTGATAGCAGCGTATCGCTTAGGTGCAGGTTTCTGACCCTGCTCATCGATCAGCTTGGCGTCATAGGTTATGACGGGAGCTTCCGGGGTGACCGATGCACGCGACTCCAGCATCACCGAGTTGCCAGAAACCAGCACCACGTCAGAGTCGTAGTTTCGGCTTCTTGGCCGCACCAGCGAGAGCATAGGAACAATGGGCGTTTTCCCAAGCATCGGCACCGTACCTTGGCTCTCTGTAGGGCCACGCGGTAGTTTCTGGTGTACTCCGAATAACACCTGAGCCTCCCCCGCTCCGAAGATCAGCGGGGCATCGCCGCTGATCTTGCCGCGCGGGCGATTCTTTCGGCTGACCAACATACGCAGCATGTCGATATCGGTATCCAGAGCCATCTGCCGAGATGGCTTGACCCAGGCCTGCTCTGCCGCAAACCACCGATAGAAGCCATTCAGCGCTTTGGTGGGATCATTTTGCACCCAGGCGAGCGTGCCATCATGCTTCGGCTTCACTGCTACCATGAGGGCGTAGGTCGCAAAGTATCGGTTGCCAAACCCATCAACGACTTCGACCGCGAGCTGGGCGCTACTCGCAGCTGCTTCTGCACTGGTACTTGCCAAAGACGTTTTATCTGCCACCTGTTGGGCCAGAACGCTGACAGTCTCGGCATGCTCGGCGGTGACCTGCTCCGAGATACCGGCAGCGATCTGGCTTTGAGAGGCCGCTTGCTGACTTGCATTGGCCGACACCCGACTGGCCTCAGCAAACTCCGCAGAGGCAGCAGCGGAATCCTTGGCGCCTTCAGCAACTGCGCTATCGGCGGCGACTTGCTCACGCGCTTGCTCAACCGCCAGAGCGCTAACAGCGACCAGCTCCGATTTGGCAGCCACGGATGCCGATTGAGTTCCAACCTGGGCGGCGTTGGCATCCACCTGAGCAGCCAGGGACCTCACCTCTACCAGGTCGTCTTTGGTGGAGTCTCGGGCCTCTTGGATTTGCCCCATCATCTGTACTGCTGCGTCGATCTCAGCCCCTGTATGGGCACTATTGAAAGGCATGGGATTTCTCCGGGCACAAAAAAACCGCCTTCTGGCGGTTCTGGATGAATTGTCTTGTCAGGACACTGTGAGAATCAGGTTTCGCTCGTCCCCTGATAGGGCGTCGACTGAAATGCCCGACACCAGATGGGGGAAGTCGACATTGGCGGAATACACCTGCATCGCAGGAGCGTTGCTTCGTCGGACCCGCTCTACAGGCTCTGCTCCATTCATATGGACTTCCCAGCCACGGGTCGTCTTCGGCGTCACGCCGATGCACAACAGAAGTTCGTTCTGCATGCTGGTCGTCACGCTCAAAGGCGCTGCAGGCGATACATGAGCCTCAAGCTTGATCGTTGACCAGCCTTGAGCACGAAATGCCAGCACAGTGATGAAGATCGAGTTGGAAGCCGATCGCACGTACACGGGCGACGCGAGATCCGGGGTGTAACGGGCTGCGCACACATAATCCTGACCGCCGGAAGACAGATGCTGCCAACCCGGGGCGGACATGGTTGTTCCAACCGCCTCGTTCAACGGTGAAATCAACGTCACAATCAGATCACCGACCTCAATCCCCTCAGGCATCGCCGCCGCCACGGGCGCCTGGCCGCTGGCCAGTAAGCTGGCCGAGCCGACAAACTCCCAATTTGACCAAGGGCCCGGCAGTGCTCCCCCCATTAATGCAGCCTCGATCATGCCCGAGCCCCCACAGAGCCTACCCAGCCATCACCAATCCAAATCAGGATTACCGTGGTCCAGGCATTCCCCAGCACGGGCACTTGGCTGTTGTTCCACAGGATGCCAGCGGGCCAGTTGATGTTCGCTTTACCGGAGAGGTGAAGCACCACCGACATCGCCCTGTTTGCTGCAGGTGTATTGGAAAATGTCAGGGTTCGCTGCTGGCTTGCGTTTATCTTGAAGACTTGGCTAAAGCTCAGATCGAGCACTGCCGTTGTCGTGGCGACATCAAGATCGTAGCGCCTCAGACTTCCGGAGTACTCCACCCCCGTGCCATCAGGCTTGGCTACTAGGGGTAGCCCACCTTTGCCCGTCAGAGCCGGAAGACCAGCGGCGCCTTGAGCTGCAGCCGCTGCAGCCTGCGCCGTGTCCCTGTAGCCCTTAGCAGCATCGGCCTGGGTCTTCGCCGATGAGGCCTGCTGAGCAGCTGACTGGGCGTTCTGCGACGCAGAAGTGGCCCGCTGGCCTGCCAGCTCAACTTGAGCTGCGCCGTTGCTAGTCGCGCGTTGAGCGCTTTCGGCCGCCGACTCTGCCTGATCACCGATGTAGTCAATGGCCTGGTTCATCTGGTCCGCAAACTGCGGCAGAGCGGACATGAAGTTGTCGGCCAGCGTGGCAAACGTGCCAGCCGAGTTCTGCCGGCTTGGCGCCTCCGGCAGAGGCGTGATCGTAGGTGTAGCCATCAGATGAGTCCTTCGACTGAAATGGAGCAATCCGACGCCGTCGGGCCGCTGATAACCAGGTTGAATTCCTTGTAGTAGCCGTACAGGATCGTTGACTGGTAGCTGGCTTCGCCGATCCAAACCAGCGGCTTCGCCCGGTGCTTGCTGAGAAGGCGCTGCACCTGTGAAACCATGCTGGTCGGTACCATCACATCGAAGTCGGCGCGCTTCGAGTAATCCCGCTCAACAATGACGGTGTTGCCAAAGTCATCCCGCTCCTTGCGGCTGTAATCGACGATGCCCACGGACGTCCCGTAAAGTGCGTCGCCAAGAACCGCGGCCTTACCCAGGATGAGCGCCCCGACCTTGGCGATACCGGCAGGTTTGGACACCTTGATCTCGATGGAGCCATAGCTTCCGACCGGCACATCCAAAAGTACGAAATCCTCGTTCACCTCGACCGGGGCAAAGAAGTACTCATACCAGTCGTTTATGCCGTCCGTGGAGACCGGCGAAACGCTCGATTCGTAGACAATGCCCTGGTAGGGGTCGACAACCCGGACGTATATCGATGCGGCATCTAGGCCGAAGAAGGCCAAAGAATCGACGGCTCGCCCCGGGGCGATGGTCAGCGAGATGCTTTCGGGGTTGGTTGTGACCGTCCCTATCTTGTCATCGAACATCCGCCATCGGTTTGTCGGCCCCAGATCCAGCCAGGTCGGCGGATCGGTCGCGCTGCCAGTAGGGTTCTTGTTGCTATTCGCCACCAGCGCCTCGTAGCTCCGGTGCTCAAGCATGACAATGTCGCCGACAGCGTACGCCGTGGTAGACACCCACAGGGGGTAGTCTGCCTCCGGCACATTGGTCAGCATCGATGCCACCTGGAAAGCCTGTCCAACCTGAACCACCAGCGGCTCAGAATTGGGCTCCACCAAAAACGCCTCCATCACCGCCATGCTTGGCGTGATTTCGACGGGCTCAATGATCCTCACGGGTACAGCTCCTGTTCCAGTTTCTGCGGAAGAAGATCAGTGTTTTTGGCAGCTTTCTGGGTGTACTTGGCAATGGCGAACAGCGCAGACTTGAGTTCAGCGCGAAGCTCCCTGACCTCCGTGGCAGTGCCGACATCCTGGCCACCGGAAAGCATCGCGGCAGTCTGGTTGGCACTGTAGATTCGACTCGGCCCGGTGACTTCAAGCTCTGGACCGCGCTCACCGACCAAGCGCAAGCCTCCACCGAAGTTGCCACCACTGGCGAACCCTGGAATCCTGATGGTTTCACCATTGGCTTTGCCTGATGTGGCAATCGCCTGGACGAGCTGGTCATATGTCAGAGAACCAGCTGCCAGCAGCTTGGCCCAGTTTTCCAATCCCCCAGCCTCCGCCTCCCGGCCGAGCACCGTTCGATACACTGCCCGCACGATTGCGGCGTTATTGTCGTAGGTACTCTGCTGGGCAGCTGCGTCATCCTTGATAGACAGTGCAGCCGTAACTGCTTGGCTGAGGCTATCGACCGCTGCGGCCACTGATACGACTGAATTGTCTACACCGTTGAGCGCATCGATCTGCGCCTGAGCCAGGCTGAGCTGTGCGTCGTACTGCGCAATCTGCAGGTCGTAGGACTTCTTGGCCTGTTCGATACGGGTCTGCAAGCTCTGCGCAGACTTCTCGGCAGCGGTGAGCTGCTTGCCGTTGGCGGCTTCCAGCTGGCTGACGATGTTGGCTGTACGCCCCTGGTCACGGTTATAGGCTTCCAGCGAAGCGTAGGCATCACTGGTGTTCTGGCTGACAACCGCCAGCGCGTCGTCAAGACCAGTAATGCCAGCCAAAGACTTGCCGGCCCGCACCGTAGCCAGCGCGCTGTTCAGCGTCGCCATCGCTTGGGCCCGAAGCATCTTCACGGAATCATCGGTATCGCCGCGCAGTGATTTCAGGGCGCCGCTGAGGCTAGAGCCAACGGAAGTCAGATCGCTGACGCTCTGCTGTGCCGTCTGCGACATGTCGTTCAGCGATGCGATCTGAGCATTGTATGCCTCGGTGACCGCTGACTTCTGCGCGTTGACGGCCCGCTGAACCGAGCTCAAGGCGGCGTTTACTGCTGCCGTCACCTTTTCCTGCGTCGCCTGGGCCGCGGCTGCCGACCTGGCTTCCAGAATATCGTAGGCTTGGGCAGCAGCGCCGGCTGCGCCGATCAGGGTCATGTACATCTGGTGACCGGTTTCGGTGGTGAGATCCAGCGCCTCCACAACCTTGCGATAGCCTTCGCGCGTGTCCGGCAGCGTGACATTCATGTCCTTGAACTGCTGCTGCACCAGCGCGAGCGCGGTATCGGCCTTTTCCGCCTCGCTGAAGAACGAGTCGAGGTAGTGGCCAAGGCTTTCAGTGAACGCCTGAGCCGCTGCGCTGGCCCTCGCCTCAAGGATGTCGTAGGCTTCTGCCGCAGCACCGGCCGCTCCGATCAGGGTCAGGTACATCTGCTGACCGGTCTCGGTGGTGAGGTCAAGCGCCTCGACAACCTTACGGTAACCCTCGCGGGTCTCTGGCAGGGCGACGTTCATGTCCTTGAACTGCTGCCGCACAGCCTCGAGCGTCTTGTCGGCCCGTTCCGACTCGCTGAAGAACGCGCCGAAATAGGTGTTCAGGTTTTGGGTGTAGGCCTCCAAGCCTCCAGCCGCCGCCACCATGGCATTTGCCAGCTCCATCGACTGCGCAGACAGCCCCAGCATCGTCACGTCGATCAGCCCAAGCGACTTGTTGAAGCTCTCGAAAACTGCGACGCGCTCACCCAACTCAGCGAAGCTGTACCCGAATCCACCGATACCCTGGTCGATGAAGGTGATCATCTGGTCAGCAAACCCACTGAACAGCTTTGCGATCTCCTCCTGGATCTCAGCCTCGGACTTGCCCTTGGTCGAGATCTGCTGCTTGGCGATGTTGAGCCCTGCAAACGCGCCGTCCCCGACCGAAACGCCGATGCGTCCAAGCAGATCGATCACCGAGTCTTCGGTGGCGTCATAGGTGGCTTGCAGGGCTGATGCTACTTCAGGGTCGAGATCCGAATAGCGGGTCCGCTTTTTGTTCTTCCCGAACAAACCGCCCTTCTTCTTCTGGTACTCATACTGCTGCCCGGTGAACTCGCCCCCAGTTACACCCAGCGCCAGGCCAGTGTCCTTGGTTTGCCAGCTACCGCCGAAGAGCGAGCCGCCCACAAAACTCCCAAGGGCAGAGCCGATGACTCCGCCAATCACGGTGCCCAACGGCCCAACGAGAGAACCGATCGCAGCACCCGCATAGTACCCGCCGACTCCGCCCGCAGCACCTGTAGCAGCGCCCTTGAGCCCTGACTGACCATACCCGTACAGCGCGCCGCCAATCCCGGCAAGAGCTCCGCCAAGGGCGGGCGCGCCGCCGGCTCCAGTGGCATAGCTCGCGCCTGATCCGGCCGCAGCTCCGGTAGAACCGACACCACCGGAAACCAGTGACTGCCCGAGGCCGAAACCAACGTTGCTGGCACCGGCAGCCGTCCCGGCGCCACTGAAGAGGCCGCTGATAATGTTACTGAGGAAACCGTAGCCACCACTGATAGCGCCCTGCAGGCCGCCAAGGAATCCTTCGCCAGCGGTCCAGCCGGCGGAGATCGCAGCACCGAAGCCCGATGTGACCGCACTGTAAGCGCTGTTGCCCATCGACCACAGGTTAGAAAGGCTCAGCCCCCCACCTCCGGCCGATCCACCAAACAGGCCGCTGGTTTGCGCTGACAGGCCGCCGACGCCCAGCGCGGCCCCGATCTGCATCACGATCGGTCGCGTGATAGCCATATGCGCCAGTTCGGCCAACAGTTGCTTGAAACCCTCCTTCAGGCTCGCCGCGAAACCGTCAAACCCATTTCCGATGTTCTTCCAAGCATTTGCAAACGCATCATCTACCCGGTCGACTGCACCCTCCGTGAACTTGCCCCAGGCAGTGGCGGCGCTCTTATTTTGCTCGTACTCAAGCCCAAGAAGACGTAAGGCTTCCTGGTACTCGGACGTCTTGTCGGGAGCCAGCTCCATGGCCCTATTCAAGGCCTCTTGCCCCTCGGTGTACTCACGCAGCAGCTTCTGTTCGGGATACAGCCGATCCATAATGCTGCCCGCGTCGGCCACTTGTTTTGCCACCTTCACCGCGGCTTGCTGGGCCCGGGTTGCGGCCAGCAACTGCTCATACTCCTTGCTGCCCACGGCAATGTTCTTGCCCGCCAGAGCAACCTGCATGGCCTTCTGGACGTTATAGGCTTCGAGCGCGCCGGCCCCCTGAAGCGTGGCATTTGCTAGGGCAACCTGATCAGCTGTTTCTTTCTGCAAGTCGAAAGCTTGCTTGCTGATGGCCAGGCTATCCTCGGCGTCCATCTGCTTCTGGATCGAGGCAGTAACGGCGTCACGAACGCTGGCACCAGTTCTGAGGATCGCCTCCTCCACTTTCTGTTGAAGCGCGAACTCGCGAGTGCGGTCAGTCCCAGACTGATAGGCGGCCGCCAGGCCCTCGGCGGACTTGATTGCGATATCTGCTTGCGACTTGAGGTCCGTTAACGCCTTGGTGTGGTTCTTCGCTTGAGTGGCAGCCTCTTTGGCAGCACTAGCGCCATCTTGAGTCGCCTTGGTTGCCGCAGCGTCGGCAGCTTTTTGGGCATCTTTTGCCGCGGCCGCCGAACGAATCGCTACCACCATTTCGTCAGTGAGCAGCGTGTTCTCAGCAATAAACCGGTTCGCAGCCTGGAGAGCGGTCTTATCCTGCGAGGTGGCGAGCTGCTTTTGCAGCTGCTCCAAGTACTTCTGCCCCTCCCCGGCTGCCGTTGCTTGGCAGCAGCATTTTCACGCTCTGCACGGGTGTTATCGTCCGTCGCACCAGTGAGCTCGGCGAATGCCTTCCTCTGATTTTGAAGCAGCGAAGAAAGCTCGGTGACCGGTTGCTGGCTGGACTCAAGAGCCCGCGCCATCTCCTCTGTCACCCCGGGCATCACCCGCAATTGGTCGGCGACCGCCTTCCAATCTACAGCGATACCGGCGGCCTGGTCCTGGGAGGCCTTCCGCACCAGGTCCAGCGCAGATTGTGCTTCGGCCGGCAGCGGGATTAGCCCGGCCATCAAGCCGTCAGCGCCGGCGGCGCCCATGTTTCGAAGATCGGACTCGAACTTATCCGCCATCGCCCCAGACATCTGGGACAGCTTGTCCTGCGCTTCTTCAATGCTCGCCTGGAGCTCGCGCAGTGTGACGGACTGCGTCGCCCTGTTGAGCTTATTGAAGCGCTCGGCGAGCTTGTCCACTGGATCAGCCAGATCCCCGAGCTTCTTTTCCAGGGAGCCAGTGTTGTCTCGCAGCGTCAGAAATGCTGTGGCGGCACCAACAGCCAGCATCGCAATACCTGCAGGTCCACCTAGCAGCCCGAGCAAGGTACGGCCAGTACCCACGATGGCACCCTGGGCAACACCGACGGCAGCAGTAGCCCGCGTCTCGGCCATCCGCGCTTCTGCAAGCTGAAGTGCAAGCTGTTTTTCAACCGCCATGCCGCTGATGCGCGTCTTCGACGCGGCCAGTTCTTTCTCGGCCAGGAAGACTGCGGTCTGCGCTTTCCTCTGATCCGCCTGGGCGGCAAGCAGAACGCTTGCAGCTTGAGCGCGACGGGCCATGGCATCTTCAATGGCTGCCTTGGTAGCCAGCACAGAGCCTGCTGCGGACGTAGCCAACGATCGCGCATAAACGGCCAATGCACCTGCTGCAGCAACTCCTGCTACTTCAGCTATAGTGCCGAAGTTCTCCGCCAGCGCCGAGATGCCAGACGCGAGCACCCCAGTGAGGTCCGTTGACTCATTCAGCTGGCCCACGTACACGGTGAAAGCGTTGTTGAGGGCGGTCAGGGCGTCGCGGACAGCGACCCCCATGCTGTCAGCCAAAAGCCCATTGGCCGCTGCGCTTTTCTGTAGACCTTCAGTGAGAGTATCGAGACTGAGCTTGCCCTGTGCCCCCAAGCTGCGAATTTCTTCAGCGCTCTTACCGGTCGCCTGGGCAATGGTGTCTACCACAGTAGGCATCGCCGCGAGTATGGACTGCCAGCCGTCGGCATCGATCTTCCCGGTCTGAAGCGCCTTGGAGTATGCGTCAATTGCCGAACTGGCCTTATCGACGGACGCAGAGTTGGTCACCAGCAGATAGCTGAAGCTATCCATGACGTCCATAGACTCATCAGCGCTGAGCCCCATCGAACGTAGGCTGTTAGCCGTACGGATGTAGAGCTCTTGAGCCTCTTCCAGCGGGCGGTAGGTCCGGTTCGCGGTGGCTAAAAGCCTGTCTTGAACCGCGCTGTACTCACCAAAGCTCTTCGTTGCCAGGCCGATACGATCCGACATCTGGGAGTAGGAGTCAGCGGCCTTGAGGATGGTACTGACAGATACAGCACCTACAGCTGCCGCCAGCGCACTCTTCAGCAGGCCGCCAGCGCTTTCCGCACTCTCACCAACCCGGTCAAACGCGTCATCGACCCGGGAAAGGCTCGCATCCATTTTCTTCGAGGTTGACGCCACCGCTGATTCGCCGCGCGCAATCTCTTGCCGAAGCTGGGCCGTGGTGGCCTCGATGCGGACCAGCATGCCCTGAACGTCAGTATCTGCCATATTTCCCCCAGGCGATAAAAAACCCGCCTGGGCGGGTCAATGGTTAGCTGCCGTACGAGATGCGGCAGCCCCCCGTAGGCCACGCCGAAGGTCTTTGGCCACGGCCGCCTTGGAGGGCTTCGTCTCCGACTGGCCGAACGGATTGGTTTTTTTCAGGAAGTCAGCTTTCGCTTCCCAAGCCAGGATGATCTCGACCACCGGGGTTTCCCAGGCGTCACGCGGCGACCACCCCAGCCAGCCAGTGGCTATTCCGAAGAGTTCGTCGACGTAGCTGCCGTTTCCGGATCGCTCAGTTCGTTTCCCTGCGACTCTTCGAGCTCTTCGTCAGTCTTGCCGCCGGGATTAAGCAGAGCCCGGACAAACGGCAGCACCTGGCTGCCTACCTTGTTCACGCCGCCTTCGAACACGGCCTCTTCCACCGCTTCGAGCTCTTTGCGCTTATTGGTGTCGATACCGGCGCCGGCGGCGATGATGAATGCGGTCGCGGAAATGTTGGCCGCACCCAGGGCTTGCATTGCTGGGAGAATGCCGCCGAAGCGATTCTCCAGCGCGCGCACGGCTCGCAGTGTGGATTTGAGGGTGAAGCTATCGCTCCCAGCATCGACGATGACGGTGCCGTGATTGGTCTTGGACATTGCGGGTTCCTTGGATTACGTGCTGAGCAAACGAGGCGCGGCCGGTGGCGGCGCCTCAGGCTGGAATCACGGAGTCGGGGCGACTTCGATGATCTCGGAGTTGATGCCGAGGGTGACTGCGCGCTTGAGCACGTCTTCGGCGCCGCCAACCTGCTTGCGGGACGACATCACCTTGGCAGCGAAATAGTCCACGTAGCCGCTTTCGTACTCGACCTTGATGGGGTAATCGAAGCGGCTGCGATCCTTCTGGGCAGTCTGGAGCGCAATCTGACCGGCGTCCTCGTCGAGCAGGCCGATCGAAAGATCTACCGATCCAGCATCAGCTAGGCCTTTCAAGTGACGTGTACGCGAATCGGCCAGGGCGGCAAAGGTAACGTCGCCCACCTCGTCGCCGTAGTCGCCGATATTCTCGACTTCGCCGATTTGGGTGTAAGTAATGCCTACCAGCAGGGTCTTGGCCGCAGCCAAGTCCTTGGGTAGGTCGGCGGTAAGGCGCGGCCCGATGTAGATTCGTGTGCCGGCTGCGGTAGTAACAGGCATAGGTAGTCCTCCTGGGACAGGTGAATGCCGCAACGCGGCGATTTCAGGGGTGAATCAGTGTTGGGTGATGATGCTGAGAGTTACGGCGCCTTGGTAAGTGACGCAGTCAGGCTCGCGCTTGCTTTGCTTGCGCCTCACCTGCATAGACACGACGTGACCGGTGGCCAGCGGCAGTGGCTGGTTGTGCAGCAACGAGTCGATTGAAGACATGATCTCGTGCACTTCCTTCTGGCCCCGGTGTTGGCTCCAGACAGACAGGTACAAGAAGCGCTGATCTTTGCGGCTTGCCAGGAAGTCGGCCTCGTCAGCGATCGAGCTATCGATGGTGACGTATGGGAAAGGACTGTTGTCTGGCACGCCGTCATGTACTGGACACGACAACCCAGAGGACAGCCTTTCGTGAAGAGCCACCTGCAGAGCAAATGATGGATCGGACATTCAGCCTCCCTTTGCTGCCTTCGACAGTGACCGGCCGACGGCAGCACGAATGTTCGCCAAGACGAACTCACGATTTACGTCCATCGCTGGACGAAGCCACGGGTGCGCAGGGCGTGCAGGAATGTCAGGGTATTTGCCGAAGAAGTTGGTGCCGTCAGCCTTGTTCTTAACATCACGCTGCCGCAACCCGTTGCGACGCCCCCGAAGCTGCGCAGTGTCGCGATTCTTGGTGTGCGCTCCACCAACTGCGTTGCTGTCAGCTCGCCGGTAGATTTTGCCCGAATAGCCCTTAGTGCCGTACTCGATGAATCGCATGTAGAAAAACCGCCTATTGTCTTTCTTCCCTCTGATCCCGATTTGAGCGTCAAGCCCGCTTTTCGATACGAATGCGGTAACGGCATTCGCCGCAGCGCCTGTATCTCGCGGAATAAACTGGCGCATGCTATTCAGGATTCGCTCAGCGCCCTCCTGCATCGAAGTCCTGACCTCGTTGTCCACCGTCTGGTGAATAGTCCGAAGCAGGCGGCGCAGCTTGAAGTCGCCTGACATCCGAGAGCGGCGAGCCATGTCAGGCGTCCTGGTCGCTGCCTGCGCGCTTAGGCGCGGCTGATGCCTTGTCAGGCGAAGATACCTCCTCGGCCTGCCGATTCTCGATCAGCACGCGGCCTTCCTCTGCCTTGACATCGAAGGTGTCACCAATGGTCTTGCGACCCATCGGGCCAGAAATGTTGGCCAGGGCTCTTACTTTCATGGAGTTCTCCTCATGGGTTGATGACGTTGGAGCACAGCAGACGGAGCATGTCGCGGTTGTTGTCAGGAAGCACGGCTTCAATGAGATAGGTGTCCCCGCTGGACTTGTGCACGAGGCGCTGTCCTGCGGCGAAGTCTCGAGCAAAGCGGGCCTTAATTTCGGCGGATGTAACCGCTTGAAGCTGGTCGGCGATTGGTTGAAGCCTGCCGGTAGGAATTCCGATCTCGACCCAAACTGGATATCTCAGCTCAGTCCACTGCTCCACCTTTCCACCGCCAGGCTCGTCCACCAAAGTGCTCTGCTCAAGAGCGCACTTATGACGCAAAGGGCCAGACCTCATACGCCCCACCCAATCCGATGCGGGGTCAGCAGAGCTACCGAGCCTTTCGGCAGCTCGCTGGCAATGGTCCCGATCACAACGTCCTCGCGGTTGGCGTAAAGGTGGCCGAGGATCAGCAAACAGGCAGCCTTGATCTGCTTGTTACAGACCATTGGAGACTCGCCAGCATCCTCAGCGTCGACAGCTTCATCAAGCGCTTGCTGGTCGTGATAGAAACGACGGTTGAGATAGTCCATCGCCTGCCCTTCGGCTGCCTCGATCAGCAGCTCCAGGTACTCGTCATCATCATCGGGATCTCGAAGGTGATGCCGGGCGATGGACATACTGATAACCGGCATCATCTACTCCTTCAGCGGTTCGAGTGATGCCAGATTCCGCTGCACCAGTTCTTCAGCATGCCGTCGCGGCACCGTATACGCTGGGCCGCCGCGACGGCGAAGCTCGCCCTCATCCATGTATGACCGCAGCGGATAGATCTGAAGAGTCGCAGGGTTAGGGTTGGCCTGGCCCTCTGTTGCCAATTGTTCAGCGCCGTTGCTGCTATCGGCCAAGGCTGAAGCGGCCTGACTGGCGTCTTCAGATAACGTAACGTAAGGCGCGGCAATGCCGGAGCTAGCGCCCGAATCGCCCGTGACGACATCCGGGCCAGTGCCGGCAACTGCCTGTCCTTCTGCCGAAACCACTCCCGAGCCTTCCGCTGACCCTGGAGCAGTTGCAGGAGCCCCCGAATCGCCCGACCCGCCAGGGTCAACGCTCGCTGGAAGGGGCGCGGCTCCAGGCGAAAGAGGCGAGCCGGCTGTTTCAGAAGAGCCGCCGCTGGAGTCAACGGTAGAGGCCGGATCCTTCACATCAGCCGTGGATGCTAGTGTTTCCTGTTTACGTGCCATTGGATTACTCCATTGGGGCGCCATTTCTGGCGCCACGTTGCGGAAGGTTTAAGGAGTGACCAGCGGGCCAGTAACGAACGCTTCGTCGCGATAGATGGCAAAGGCCAGGCGCTCTTCAGCACGAATCGTTGCCATGTTTTTCTCGAAGTCATCACTGTTCTCGGTCGAGATCAACACTTCGATTTCCATGCGGTCGAAGATCTGAGCGCCGAGCTTGAAGGCACCAACCAGGAAGTCGTTCTGGGTCATGGCCTGGGTGGAAACCACCGGACGATTCCACAGCTTCGCGTTGGTGCCTTCTTGCGGTTGACCGATGATGTAGCGGCCTTCCCCGTCCTTGGTCAGCTCAATGGCCGCCCAGTCGATCGGGTTGAGCACGATGCCGTCCGATGGAAACTCGGCCAGTTCGGCCTGCAGCAGTGCCAGGCGCAGGCGGTCAATGCGCTGCTCGCCCACTACAGCAACGCCAGCCGGGGCGGCGTACAGTTGAGCAACGGTCATGAGGCCCTGCAGGTTCACACCGGTGCCGTTGCCGTAAAGCAACTGAGCCTCTTCAGCCATGTTGAGGCCGTAGCGTGCACGACCGTCGATGTAGCTCTGCAGAGCCTTGGCGTCATCCAGCATCTGCCGGCTGGCTTTGAACAAATGGGCGATGGTCCGCACGTTCGCAGTGGTCAGGCCAAAGGTCAGATCGGAGTACGGCTTGGCAGTGGTCTCAGCCACGGTGCGGGCGTTGTTGGTGAAGCCAGTCTCACGGACGTACTCGATCGAGTTCGATTCGGTGGCACCCGGCGCAACCAGGTCGCGAACGGTCAGTCGGCGTTGAGCCGGGGCAATAATCCCCGGCAGGCGCTGAGTCTGCACCAGGTCACCGCCGGTTGCGGTGGTGATGGCTGCACGCGGCACGGAGACACGACGAGAGCCGCGGAAGGATGAGTTCATGTCCTTCATTTCTTCGCTTTCGATCACGAGGGCGCCTACCGATTTCTGCGGTTCCTCCTGATGGTTGCGATCCCGGCTTGCGTTCACGAGCTTCTGCTCGGCCTCGCCCAGTCGCGCCTGAAGCTCGCCCTGCTTGGTCAGCAGTTCATCAACCTTGGCGCGGGTTTCGGTATTCATTTCGCCGGAGGCCTTGATCTGCTTCTCGGTCGCCTCGGCCTGGCTTTTGATCTGATCGCCAATGCCCTTGAGGCTGGCGTTGAGTTCCTTGACTTGGGCTTCAAAGTCCATGGTCACTTTCCTTTCAGAGAATTGAGGAGATTGGTTGCCGCGCTCAGAGAGGCGGAGAGGTCTGGCGCGACAGCGCGGGGCTTATCGGGCGGGGCAGCGTTGTGCGTACCCCCGCCGGTAGCGCGAGGCATACCGGACTTGAAACTGGCGAATAGTTCGCGGCGCTCGGAGCGAGGCATTCCACCCTTGGCCAGCGCTACATCCATGGCCTTGAGCGCATTGGCCTGCGCGGCGTCTTCGGTTTCGCGCTCTGTTACTTCAGTGGCCGACAGCAGCCCGGTGGCCAAGCCAAGCTCCACGGCACGCTTGCCGCGGATGTAGGTTTCGTCGTCCATCAGCTCGGCCATGTCTTCTGTCGACTGGCCGCTGGTCTCGGCATAGAGGTCTGCCATCGCGGCGTCGAACTCCTGCATGTCGTCAGCGATATCGCGCAGGTAGTTGCGATTGCCGGCGAGCCAGGTCCAGCAGTTGTGGATCATGAGGAAGGCGCTGCTGGCCACCTCACGCTTTTTGCCGGCCAGGAAGACAATCGAAGCAGCGCTAGCCGCCATGCCGAGCACCTTGGTGGTGACCTGGTGGCTGTGCTCCTGCAGGCGGTTGTAGATAGCAATGCCTTCAAACATGTCGCCGCCTGGCGAGTTGATGTAGACGGTGACATCTCGCTCGCCGATGGCCCGCAGAGCAGCATCGATTCGTTTCAGTGTGACGCCTTCGCCATACCAGTCCTCGCCGATCACTCCGTATACAGTGATGGTGTCCGAGGTGTTCTCGACGGCCGCCTGGATCGCGGGATTCCATTTTTCGAGCGCGCGCGGGCTCATCTCGCTGCGCAGGCCGCGAGACTGGATTTTGTGCTTCATGGATTGCTCCCGTGATTTACTTTTCCGGCTGTTGGAGCCAGTTCATCAATGCGGCCCTTGCGGCCTGGCTATCGTTTTGCTTGCCCAGCTGGTCAAGTGGCACCAGGTTGGATTGCACGGTCAGTACATCGCCACCCGGCATGCTGGGAAGGTTTTCTTTCCGCCGGCCCTCGTTTCTGGTCATGTAGCCGTTCTGCCCCATCGTGCTGAGATAGGCAGCGCGACCGGCGCTATCCGCACGCAGGAACGCTTCAAGTGAGTACTCTGCGTAGAACTTGATCCGGTCAACAGCCGTCATGCACCACTTGTTCACGCACTGCTCAATCGGCGCCGTGAAGGACATGATGCAGTAGGTGAGGAACGCGATCTGTTGTTGTTCCAGGCCGGTACCCCAGTTGCTGCCCTTGTCGGTCTTCATCACCATCCAAGGTGGGACGCCGAACCAGCGGCAGATTTCCTCAATGCTGTGTCCTCTCGACTCCAACAGCTGCGCATCAGCAGGGTTGATGCCGATCATTTCCGGCTTCACACCTTGCTCGAGCACGGGGCTCTTGCCGGCATTCAACGCCCCGGAGATCGTCTTCACGTACTCACGAAACTCGACGCGCTGGGCTGGATTCAGCGTCTTGTCTACCGAAAACGCGACCGTCGGCATCATGCCGTTCCGGAAGGTGCTGTTGGCGGCGTCGTCAGCAGACATCGCAGAACCGAAAACATCCGCACCGTACCGAATAGCAGAAAGGCCGACTCGGCCGTCCAGGGTGAAGGCTGGGATGTGCAGCATGTCCTGCCGCTGGATCTCTCGACGGGCTCCCTTTCGGGGCCTGAAGAAATACCTGAGCCGTCCATCGTCGTCGAACTCAAGGTCGACTCTCGACGGCATCAGGAAGTCCAAGGCGATGACGCGCCCAGCAGAGCGATGGATCTCGCAGTAGGCGTTGCCCCACAACAGCATCGAGGCGACGACTGCCTGCCAGAAATGGAAGGCAGCCATGTCTTCGTTGGGGCTGTTGTGCACAACATCGTACAGCGGGAAATCACGGGCGCTCTCTCGACTACCATCGGGCATCCGCCGGTAGATGCTCAACGGCAAGCCAGCTACCGAAGTCGAGATAATCCGAACGCATGCCCACACTGTGGACAATCGCATGGCCTTATCGACGCTGACTGACTTACCACTACTGGACTGGGCGCCGTTGAAGGCACTCCAGAAACCTCCATCCGACAGTTTGATGGTCTTGCCCAGCCATTCACTCATACTGGCTGAAGGCTTGGTAACAGCAGCCCCCAATGCCTGGGATAGGGTTTTAATCACTGACAAGCCCTCTGCGGATGAAGCCAGCGATGCAGAAGAAGCTCAGCGATCCGGCCAGCAAAGCCCAGCCGGTACCAGCCAGCATCCAGACCCCGCTGCACGCCAAGCAGAAAGCGACCACTGCGCAGGCGATGAAAATATGAAATGCGTTCATGCGATCAGTGGGTCCCGAATGCCAGCCATGAAGTTGTCCATTCCTCCACGGCCTTCAGGGTTGAGGCTGATCAGAGAAACGGCGTTGAAAGTAGCCATCAGCGGGTCGATCTTTGCTGTGCCCGAAGCCTGCTTAGTGATCAAGAACGCGTTGGCCGATGGCACCCCTTTGGCGTTACCGCAGGACCAGGCCATTAGCGGTTGGCCGCAGTGCAGCAGCGTGCCTTCGGCAAGCTTGCGCTCTGTCGTCTTGATTGCGCCGGTGAGCTTCCAGCCCTGGGAGATGCCGACGATCTTGTCTTCCTCGACCTCAGCATCCGCCAAGGCATCAAGAACAGAGCCAATCCCTGCAGGGTCGAGCCCCACCTTATCCAGAAGACCGGTGGCATTGACCCGGGCGACGATAGCCGCGAATTGCGCTACGTCTTCACCAATACGCTCGACGATGGTGAGGTCGCCTGCTTTCTCCAGGTCTCTGAGTCGCGGAGCCTCAGATTTGCGCCGTTCAAGAACAGAAGGATGTGCCCAAGCGTGAGCCCAGTGGAACCACCTGCGGGTACCCGCCTCCCGCCCGATCACTGCCAGCCCGAGCAGGTCATCAAGGCCGCCTCCATCACCACCAACATCGACCACTTCGCACCGGGTGAGGATTTCATCAAGGTTCAGCCACGTAGCAGCTTGAGCCTCCCAAAACTCCGCGCCGACCCATGCGTCTGACATCAGCGCGAGGCCGATCTCAATATTGAGATGCTTGGCTAAAAATCCGCGAAGCTCAGCCTCGCCATCCAGTTCAGCCTGCATGAACAGGCGTTCTAGGGTGGGGCGGTCGACGGAGTAGTCGATGTTCGGATTGACCAGGTGGAAGTTCTCAGGCTTCCGCGCCTCGCCGCTCTTGATCATCTCTTGAGAGAACTCATAGATGATCGGCAGGAAGCGGTTGTCGTCGATCCGGCCATCACGCACGCCGCGTGCATAGTTGAGCTTGGAGCGGAACACACCCGCCGGCGGCTCATTCGACTGGGTCGTGAGCCAGATGATGAAGCCTTCGGGTCGCGACAGCAGACCGCCAGTCGCCTCACGGATCATGTCAGCGGCTTTCGGGTTTTTGCCGAATAGCCAAGCTTCGTCGATGAGGACACCGACGGCTTTCTTGCCGCCCACCACATCGCTATCCGCAGCCACCACCTTCAAGGTGGCACCGGTCTCGCGATGGGTGATCAACCGCAGGTGCGGCTGAACATGCAGCAACGCTTTCAGCTCATCGTCATTGTTGACCATGTCTTTGGCCGGGATGAACGAGTTGTCGGCAATCTCCTTGGTCGGCGCCAGGATGATGAACTCAGCCGAAAGACGCCAGTTGCGGATCAGTGCGGTCAGCATGACCCCTGCAGCGATCGTAGATTTACTGTTTTTCTTCGGGATGCAGAGCATCACTTCGCGGATCAGACGCTCGCCAGTCTCGCTGTTGTAGCTGCCGAAGATGGCCCCGGCGAATGCCAAGACCCAGGGTGCGCAGGCAGCCTCAATGGTGGGGCTGCCCGGGGCATCGACGATCTTCAGCCCCTTGAACACGTCGAGGCCGGCTTCAGCTTCGTCTGGAAACAGCGGCTCGGGGATGATTGATTCGCCCGCAGCCAGGCACCTCCACCAATCCGGGCAGGCGGTTGTCCATTGCATAGGTCAGTTCTTCACTACGGAGAGAGGCGGCTTGCCCTGGGAGTACTTGCCTTTACCGACCTGCTTGGCGGCCTCGGCCTTCTGCTCTTTCTTGCCCTGGTCGGCGACCTTGCCGTGCACATAAGGCATTAACGTCTTGGCCGCTTCCAGCCGCATGCGCATGTCGGCGCCTTCTGCGTTCATCAGTTCAGTGAGGAAGGCTCGCGGGTCGTCGGTCTCGGTTAACGACAGCTCATCGGCGTGCTGCTCCTGAGGTTGTTCGGCTTTAACTTTTCGAGACGGTTTAACCTCGGTGCTGGAAGCCTGCTTTTGCTTCAACCGGCGTCCGACTTCAGCAAGGACATCGGGGTCCTTCGCAAGCTTGGAGCCCGCTTGCGACGCGGTCTTCTCCGAATATCCGGCAGCGATCGCCGCCTCGCGATTTGTGGCACCCGACAGCAAAGCGTCAACAAACCGCCGCTTCTTGTCGGTTAAAGCCATGGTTAACTTTTCCTGAAACGGGAAAAAATGTGTACGTGGGGTCGGAGGCGGTCTAGCTAGATGAGAACCCCTAGCTTTTGACCCCCTACCCCTTTAGCAGCACGCCACTGGCGTGCCTCTAGCTCGCGCGCCGGGTTTGCCGATCCGCTGAGGTTTCAGCGACCCAGCCCCGCCGCCTCCTCGGCCTGCTTGACGGAGTCGTGACAAGGCTTACAGAGACTCTGCCAGTTGGTCTGATCCCAGAAGAGAACCATGTCGCCACGGTGAGCAACGATGTGGTCGACAATCCTGGCGGCAGTTGTGCGTCCGTTCCGCTCGCAGTAGATGCACAGCGGGTTGTCGCGCAAGTATTGCTCTCTGGCCTTCTGCCACTTGTAGTCGTAGCCACGCTGGGAGCTGGTCATGCCACTTCGCCAACTCCCCGGCGATACAACTTTGATTCGTGTACCGATGCTCTCTTTGATTCGAGAATCGAGGGTCTTGAGCCGTCCTGCCATTCGTCGACCTTATATGAGTCAGACTGCGATCATTCATGATTGCATCTAATACTTAGGTATCTGCCTGGGGAGGCTCGAACATGCAACCAAGATTCGTTATCGTTCCGGCTGTGCCAATCGAAGGCGAGTCCTTCCAAATTGGTAACCGGTTCTATGCCGCCACCATTTCGGGCGGCTTTGATATCTATGACAATCAGGAGAAGGAAAGACGGAAGTTCAGCTTTAAAACCAGATCTGAAGCCGCAGAGACGTGCAACAAGATGAATGCCGAATCACGAAACCCAGAGGAGTTATTCCCTTTGCTGCGCACAGACTGAACCGCCACGAAATGGCGCTTCACCAAGTCGTGGCGCGACTCAGAAGGCCGGCCGCTTACTCGCCGCTCCACCCCATCAGCTTGAGCTGATCGTCTATGGCGGTCAGCTCGCTCCTGAAGTGATCTGCCAGCGGCGTTATAATCGTCGCCAGAACCTCTGGCGTCTGGTAGTCACCAGTAATCGCAAGTGCAACACCGGAACCGCTCAGCAACGTATCCAACCGTCGCTGCACCTGGTCGCGCTTGAAGAACAGGCTGTTCGCTGTCGCAATCTGGTCTCGGTTCATCGTTTACCCCTGCGCCTTGCGAGACAGGAACAGATCGGAGTAGCCGCGAAGCTTTTCCACTCCCATGAAACCAACCATGCCACCGGCGAAGGTGGCCATGCCCTGTGGCAGGCCCATCCATTCGAGCAGCGGCACCAGGGCCAAGGTGATTAGGCCGCACAAGGCGCCCTCCAAGAACATCTGCCGGCGGGTGCCGCCGCCATACACCACCCGAAGGACGGCGATCGCGACCGACAAGCCAGCGGCATACAGCTGGGGCTGATGGGCCAGCACCCAGGTGAGCACAGCGGCCCACAGGCCAGGATCCTTCTCGGGCATGTTTGGCATCTCGGTTCCTCCCTTTTGGGGAGCGAATAGATTTGGCCCCAACAGCACTCCCAGCTCGGGGCGATGGGTGTGGTGGAGCCGAAAACGAAAAAGCCCCGGCGAATGCCGAGGCTCTAAGGAGGCTGCTGGGGATGGCGAGTTTGCTCTCGCGCACCTACCGCAAAGTACCACGAAAGATACGGGTGAGGACCGGGGCTGTCAAGCGGCTTCACGACGAATATCGATCGCACCATCGATCCAGGCCACACCTGCCTTCCACAGCTGGCGGGTCTTCTCCTCACCAAAGCCAAGCTTCTTGCCAACATCCCTGAGCGAGGTGTCGCGGGAGGTGTAGTACTTGATGATGACCTGGCCGCACTCTGGGTAACGCTTACTGAGCCGGCCTACCAGACGGTCAATGAACAAGGCATCGTCATCCGTGATCATTGGATCGAGGATGGTGTTCTCCCGCGATGCGCAGCACGAAACGCCGGAGCCCAGTACAACCCAGCGACCCCAGTGCTCCAGCAGGTATTCAGCCGACTTTTCTACGTTGCTCATGTCCTTCCCCCTCAATCGCCGGTGTAGTTGGTGCCGCCGGCGCCGCGCCGGTTGCTTCCCTGATATGTAGCCTCAGGCCCGGTTGCCTGAGGGTTCTTCAATTGCTCGATCTGCCGATGCGCGGCCCGCAGGGCCATGCTCAGCTGGGTCACCAGCTCATCCAGCGCCAGACCCTCGCCTGTTGCAGCCGCCACAAAGCCCGAGGCGTTGCAGTGGTCGCATGGCAGTTCGTAGAACACACCCTTGGTGACCGCTCTCCCACGGCACAAAGGGCACTTGTCCAGCTCGATCACGGCCTTTTTGAAGGCTGGGCCGTGGTTCTTCATCACTTAGCTACCTTCAGTCCTTGGGCGGTAATGGACTCAACTACCTGGGATACCCACATCTGCCCATCCATGGCCAGTGGCAGCTCCACCACCACTGCCTCCCGGGAGGCCTGCCAAACCGAGAAATAGATCTGGTAAGGGTGAATCAGCTGGCTTTGGCACCAGGCAGCAAACTCTGCATACCCTGGGTGCCCAGTGATTGCCTGCTCTACCAGCGCCGGGAGGTCATTGCGCATCCTGTTGCCGCTGCTCATTTTGAATCCTCGCTTATGGTGGATACCGGAAGTCCGCCGAACCCCGCTCGCTCTGCGGCCTTGCAGAGAATCCATGAATCCGTTGATCTATCACCGGTCAAGCCGTGAACCGAGGCGAAACCCTTCTGATCAAGGTGGGCGTGCCACTTCTCCAGCGCCTCACGCTTGCGCGCCATGACGTCGGACTGGATGTACACCTTCACGTTGTGGCCCATGGCATGGTTGATCAGCAGCTCACCCACCAGGTGGTCGACGCCCAGGTCAGCCCAACCGGTGCGGGCCAGCTTGCGCAGGTCGTGGCTGGTCCACTCGCCCTGCCCCATAACGGTGAACACGGCGGATGCCTTGGCCTCGCTCATGGGCTTGCCCTGGCGCCCCGGGAACAGAAACTCGCCGTCGTAGCCTTCGTTGCGCTGGATCTCGCGGTAGGCCATCAGCAGGAAACGCACCTGGTCGGTCAGTGGCAGACGGTGCTGCACGCTGGTCTTGGTGTGCTCGGCGGGAATAAACCACTCTCGCTCGGCCAGGCTGATGTGGCTCCAGCGGGCCAGGCGGGTTTCGCCCAGTCGGGTGCCGTGGCACAACATCATCAGGGCCAGCACGCCATGCTGCGGCCGGTTGGCCAGCGTGCTCTTCATGCGGGCCATCAGGTCGTCGAGGTGCACACCACGCAGGCGCGACGGCTTGACCTTGACCTTGGCCTTGGAGAAATCACCAAAGCGGATGCCGGCCATGGGGTTCGAGCTGATCTTGCCGAGCTTGCGAGCCTGCCGGAAAGCCAAGGCCAGCAATTGGAACACGAGGCGCACGTAGTCGATCGACAACGACTCTTGCAGCGGCCACATCAGCTCGCGGTCGAGCAGCGCCTTGTCGATCTGGCCAGCGGGATCTGGCCGAGCCGCGGCACCAGGTGCTGCTTGATAGCCGACGCCGCCGTGCTCTTGCGCTTGGTCGACAGGTTGCGGTCGCGGGACATGCGCTCAGCGAACCAGGCCAGCAACTCGCCGGTCAGCACCCAGCTCGATAGGTTGGAACCCTCACCCGCTTCCAGCCGCAGGCGGATATCAGGCAGCGCAGCGGCCACCTTGGCAGCGCTCAGCTCAGGGTATGAGCCGATCAGGTTCCACTTGCCCTTGTGGATCAGGTACCAAGACCCGCGCTCCCGGGAACGGTGAAAGCGAAAATACAGGCCGTGGTTGCCCAGAGCGCGCAGGTCACGCACCTGGCCGGCGGCCTGCCGGCGAATCTCTGCATCGCTGATTTTCACAGCGGCGGTGTTGGTCATGCTGCAACCTCCGTTTTCGGCAGCAGCAAGTAGGCCCGCAGCTGCTCCATAGCGTCGAAGTGCCCTCGGCACACGATGGCGAGATAGCCCTGATCATTTAGGCGCCGGATACACGCCTGCTGACTGGGCGAGACGGGCGCGGGGTCAACCGTCGCCTTGAATTCGATGTACATGCCGAAATAGCCGCCCCGGGCCATCGGCAGCACCAGATCAGGGATGCCGGCCTTCACGCCCTGGTCCTTCAGCTTTTCAGCAACCTTCTTGTGCCTGTGGCCGCCATTCGGTACGTGGTAGATCAGCTCGAATACGTCCGGGTAGCGAAGCGCGATTTCTTCCATCAACGCGGCCTGCTCTGGGCCTTCCCGGTCTACAGGCTTCGCCCGAGGCTTCTTGGCCCGTACAGGCTTCATGATCGCCGGCTTCACTGTTCAGCCCTCCCCAGCTGGGCTTGGATCTTCGCCAGGGCTTCAGGTGAGACGAACGCCCGGCCGCCCAACATGATCATCGTGTCGCAAGGGACTTCCTTCGCACGCTTCCGGTAACGAAGGGCCGGAGCGTTCTTCCAGTGGCACCACTTCCGCTCTGTCTGCCAGCGAACGGTTTTCGTCCTTGGCAGGTGCTCGCTGACATAGATCGGGATGCCGCTGAACATCATGGCTGGACTGATCATGCGGCCACCTTCCCTTCGCTCACGAGGATGGCGAGCGTTCGCACTACGCCTTCCAGGTGCATCAACCGCAGCTCTTCGTGGCTGAACGTGGTCTTCCTGCGCGAATCGACAGCGTCATGGCACGCGCTGCAAGACCAGGCGCCCTGCAGGTCGTTCGGCTTGATACCCGCGCCGCAGGTGCCGGCCAGGCGGTAGTGCGCCAGAACGGTGGTTTCCGGGTTTCCGTTGCACACGCCAGGAATGCGTACCTGGCACTCCCGGCCGCGCGCGGCCTTAGTCAATTTGGTCTGCCGCATCTTCACAGATCCTCCTTGCCGCGCTGCGACTCCCAAGTGAACGGAAGCACGATCACCCCACCCTCGCGAAGTCGATCGGCAGAGCGCTCACCCATCGCTGCGGGCAGTTCCTTGACACCCAAGTTGGAGATCACGATGGTCGGCAGCATCTTCTCGTAGCGGCCGTTGATGATCGAAAACAGGCGGCTAAGCTCGAATTCGCTCGGAGTCTCTCTGCTCGCTCCAACCTCATCCAGTACCAGAAGAGTGGGCTTGATCAGACCATCGAGAATGCTGCCCTCGGATTGGCCGGAGCTCCCGTCGAACGTCGCGCGGATGGACTGCAGGATGCCGCCAATGGTGCGGTACACCGCTGTGTGGCCGGTTGAAGCCATGACCGCCTGGGCAATGGATACACCGAGGTGAGTCTTACCAGTGCCCGGGTTGCCAACCAGAATCATGCAGCGCCCAGCCTCCAGGTTCTGCTCAAACTCTTCGGCGTACAGGTGGCAGCGGGCCTTGGCCTTGATCTGACCGGGGTTGTTGGCCTGGTAGGCCGCGAACGTCTTGTCCTTGAAACGCTTGGGGATCAAGGCATCACCAAGCTTCCAGGCCAGCTCATGACGCTGACGCTCCACCGCCAGCGCAGTTTCCTTCTCCGTTTGCAGCCGCTTGCACTCCGGGCATGGCGACCGAAATGTGCGACTCAGGACATGGGTAACGGTCGCCAGATACTCGCCGTGATCCTCGCACATGGCCATCGCAGTGGTCTGCGGCGTGGCCATGCTGGCCAAATGAACTACCTTCTCAGAACGCATAAGAACCGTCCTCCCGAGGAATCAAGCCATCGGTGTAATCGCGGCCAGAGAAGCCGTGGTGGTTAGATTTGGCAGGAGCAACCTTGCGTCGACTGTCGTTCACGCGGTTGATCACCCAGTCGGCCTTGAATCCCTGCCAGCCGGCGGATAGGGCCTCAGTGATAGCGGTTACCGCCGTGAGCCCAGCCTCAGCGCACTTGGCCAACTCGTCGTTCACGGTCGCCCATACTGTTTCGCTGACAGCGGCGCGCTTGGCTTTGCGCAGGGCAAGCCAGTCGATCAGGAGCTGCCTGGGGATCTGATGCGGGTTGTCGGCCATCAGCTGGGTCAAGCCGAATGGCGGCTTGCGGTCAGGTTTTGGCTCAGGCCCGAGATTGCCCTCGACCGACCCTTCGGGGGGGGATGAAACATCTTCCGAAGGAAGATTTTCATAGGGGGTTTCTTTCTTAGAATAAAGAAGGGAGTCGGCGGTTTTGGTCTGTTTCGACTCTGAGCCGATTCGGACCACTTCAGCCGAGTCGGCTGTTTTGGTCTGTTTCGGCTCAATGACGTAGACCCAGTCTTTCGGGTCGTTCAAGCCGATGTCACCCCGTGCGCCACCTTCACGGAACAGCACGCGGCGGCGCAGCAGGCTAGAAACAGCCTTCGAGACGGAGTCAGGGTGAACGTTAATTGCCTTCGCAATATCGGTAGCCGGGAGGCGCTGGGCGCCAGCCCCGAAGTTGATTGTGGCCTTGGCCACGTACAGCACAATCTTCATCTCCCGAGCAGGGAGATCGATAGCCAGCAGGCCATCCATGAGCTGGTTGTCCATCCGGGTGAACCCCCTGGACTTGTCAAGTGGGACGATGTTTGTCATGCTTCAACTCGTGTCAAGTTGTAGAGAAAGCCGCCCTGCCAGGCGGTTTTTTTTCGCCTGCGATTCCTGTACTGGATGGATTCGCAGGTGTTTCGGTCATCTACTGGCGCAATGCCAGCTAGCGGATAATTCGACTCACGACCAGTCGAGGCCTAAACCACTCCAAGCAACATCTGGTTTCCGCTTCCACAGGCCCAACGGGTACTGCTCCTTGCGGTTGGGATGGTTAGGCGACGGATTTCTTTGGGCTGTGCTTGCCACTTTCGGTCAGCTCAGCGTGCATTTGGTCTATCGCGGTACCGGCTAAGTAGCTCGGGTTGCTGATCTGCCCATTGCGAATGCGAAAGACTGTCGATATGTCGCATTTGGCACGCTCTGCGATGGCCTTGTAGGTCATGCCAGAGCCAAGCAATGCATCCAGTTTTTTCGGAAGATCGGTAGCACTCATGGCTGCCTCCTTTGTAGATATGCACATCATCATGCACCAGTGCATACATGTCAACGATCCACTGTATTGCTCTATGCACTGCTGGGAGGCAGCATTGCACCTATGCATAAATCGATAGATAAAATCCTTGCTCAACTGATGGCCAGAGACGGCATCACCCAGATTGAGCTGTCGAGCCGGACTAGCGTCGGGCAGTCGACCATTTCCCGAATTCTCAAGCCGCAAGGCCCAAAAGGGATCAAAGAGCCGACTGACAAGCAGGTGCGACCTCTTGCCGATTTTTTTGGAATCACCACAGATCAGTTGCGAGGCTACGAGCCTTTAGGCGAGGCCGAGCCTGAGGCCCGAGACCGCAAAAACCTGTCTACTGCCGAGATCGTTAAGCAGATGCTCGCAAAGCATGGCAAAGGCCTTTCTCTGGATGCTCGGCAGAAAATTGCTGAAGCCATTGAGGAGAAGTCTGCCGAGCAAGCCGCTTCCAATGTCATTGCCGTCGACTTCGATCGCCCGGGACAGGTTGGGGACGAAGTTTGGATCGCTCACTACGACGTGCGCGGAGCAATGGGCGATGGTGAGGTGGCTCACGACTTCCCTGAAATGCTTCAGGACATCCGCGTGAGCCCTACTCACCTGCGAGAGATGGGGGTCGAGTTCAAAGAGCATTTCCATCTGAAACTCATAACGGGTGTCGGTCAGTCCATGGCCCCAACCATCAAGAGTCGCGACCCGTTGGTCGTTGACATCAGCATCCGTGAGTTCGTGGGCGATGGGATCTACTACTTCTCCCACCAGGGCCATCAGTACATCAAGCGCCTTCAGAAGAAGGGTCGCGACCATTTCAAGATGATCTCGGACAACACGAATCATCCGCCTGAAGACATTCGGGTTGATGAGACCTACATCCAGGCCCGGGTGCTGCTGGTCTGGAACGCACATCTGGTATGAACCTTCCGCGAGACACGACCATCGGCAAGGAATTAGCGAGCATGCAGCTCTGTTGCACGCTCCACTAGAAAGGGAATTGTATGTCGCGAATGATTTTGGCTGTCCTTGGCTTTGCATTGATTCCCGCGGTTTCAGCTGCAGCATCACTGTACGTGCCATCCGACTCCAAGGCCTCCTACACGGTCTTGTCCCGGGATGCCTCGGGCAATGAGCGTACGATCACTACGAAGCGCGTCGGATCAAGTGGCACATCCTTTTCTCGTCGCCTCTATAACTGTGCAGATCGCACAGTGAAGTATCTTGGTACCGGCGAAACCTTGGAGCAGATGAAGACCTCTCAGCCTGACTCTCGAATGGGTGCCATTGTGCCCGGCTCCATCGCCGATTACGTCGGTGCAGAAGCTTGCCGATAGGCAGAGTCCCTACCATGACCCTTACCAAACCCAACCAGCAGCTGCGCCGAGACCTGAAGGATGCTGCCTTCGCCTTGGAAAGCGCGGCGCTGGAGATCTTTCACAAGGCCCAAGGCGGTGAGGAAGCCCAGTTCCTGGAGGCGATGAAACGCGTGGGCAAGCTGCATGAGCTGGCTGATCGGCTGGTAGGGTATGCGGACGAAGTGAAGTCCGGCCGAGTGATAAGGACAAAGGAATGACTATCAGAGAACAGATCCACCAAAACGCACTTGCCATCATCCTCGCAGCTAACCCGCAGATCACCAGGGAATGCGACGAAATTAGCGAAGATGGTCTCTGCGGGATGAGCCTGGCTGAATTTCGGTACCTGCGATTGACGCAGGCCTTGGAGAAACAGGCACGCTCGCATCGCTTGGACGCCTGGACTTACCAGCTAATGCTCGCGGAGGGCGCGGGAATTGACGTTTCTGTCGTACGGGATGAGGACAGGCGCGCGACAGCTGCCGCACTTGGCGTTGATGATCTTCTCTAAGCGAAGGCTTTGGCAAGCACAGATGGTTGCTGCTGAGCTCAGCCACCTGACTTAGCGGGCAGGGGAAAATCTTCTGGTTAGGCCAGAAGGTAAAAGATGCAAAAAAATCACCCACGAAATCAAAACTCAACTGTAAGTATTCCTAGAGTGGCCACTTACTGTTTATGGAGACCTGGGGAGGGATCCTATGAGCACTGTAAAAAAACAGAAGACTATACATTATAAGAATGTTGTAATTTCTGGCTCGCCAAACCTGCAGTCACTGCTTGACGGTGCTCTCGGAGAATCGGGATCAATAAAGAGGCCAAACCAAAGACAACAAAAGGCAAACGAAGAAGATACAGTTGTAATTTTTGTCAACCGCTTTACTAAGCACAATGGCATGAGCGTGGGCCAGCTGGTATACCTTGAAAAAGGTAGGCAGCAACCATATATAACTGTAGACGACGAGGCTGAATTTTACTCTATTGCCTCCTTATCGTCTGATGAAATCCCCGAGAAAAAACAGGATCAAGCCGATGATAATTCCACTCCTTCGCATCAAGACGATTCGATTAGAAAACGCCGCGAGTTTGTCGAGTCTATACTTTATTTCGGCGTATTAGATAACCACATGGTTATCTTACAGTCCTCCGCTCTACAAAGCCGCCATCTTGAGGCCCACCTGACATGGCTGCTTACTAGCTGTACGTCTACGCTGGCGGCGGGATCAATGCTGGTACTCAGTGACAAGCCTGCCGAGTCTGTCTTCCAAAAAATGGAGAAGACCCCCGCAAAAAGTATCCATTTTGGAGCTCCTCTAACGACCGAGCTTTCGGTCGATCCGTCCCATCCCGTACAGAGCTCCACTCCTCCGGCTGGCCCCAACATGGCGGTCGACGAGGTCCATGCGAGCAAGGTACGATTTGAACCGACAGGGGTAGCAGCTGCTATCATAAGCGCAGTAGCACCTGGCTTGTTGGATAGGCTCAACCTGCAAGAGTCGCTGGATGAGGCCAATATCCACCTCGCTTTGGAGATCACCTACAATCGAAGGACGACCAAGACAGGACAAGAGGTGATAGACTCAATTGCAACCAGCTTGCGCCACAGCCCAGCCAGCGATGTGGTGATAAATCTGCAAGGTGGAGGCAAAATTACGGGGGATGAACTCAAGCTGTCGGGCAATGTCAGTGTTGAGTACCTTCCAAGCGGCCTTATAAATGAAAGTTCTCTGTTCCACGAAATGCACAGGTGGCTGAACACTAAAATTTCTTCTAGTGAAATCGACTCAACCACAGAGAGTACCGAGTAGTGAAAATCATAACTCAAGCACAGACTAACGCTCAGCGCCTAACGGTACTTGTACCGGCCTGTGTGCTTGGCGCCTATGTGCTTGGTTTATGCCAGCCATATATACCTCAAGACAAAAGCATAATCCCAGTCGGAGTGATAGCGGTGCTTGCCTCGCCAATTCCAATTGCAATGGGCGTATTGAGCAAGCTAGCAGATGTTCGAAAGCTGAAAAGCTTCAGTCGCCAGGAGAAACGCAGGCTTGAGCCCAAAATTGACAGGAAAGTTTCAGCAATACATAAGCTGGTAATGCTTTATTCATTGCTGTCAATTGCAGTCGGGGCCTCTCTCTTCTTCTCTTCAATTGAGGCTGGCGCAGAGTATTCACTGTGGATTTATCGGTTTGCCGGGGCGGCTTTTACGTTCGCAATTGTTAGCTCGTGGATGCTTCTAGCAGAAAGCAAGCGAACCACTGACTTTGAAGCATATGTCATCAATCGAAGTAATGAGCGAAAGCAAAAGGCAGCCCTCCTGAAGCGACTGCAGCCCAAAGGAGACTGAGCCCGCCGAGGCGGGCTTTTTCATGCCTTCACGCTTTTTTCGCGCCCTACCCTGCACAGTGAGGGCTCATCCGCTTCCCTACGTTAGCCCGCATAGCAGTGCGGGCTTTTCTTTGCCTGTGTTTTGCAGATGGCCGCAGGAGCTATCTGCGGCCGTTGCCAAGCTTGCCTCTAATCAGACGCGGATCACCTCCAGGCGATCCCGACCAGCCGGTGTGATGGCGTTCTCCCCTTCATCGCTAATGCGATACCGTCCGGATACCATCTTGGCTATCGAGAACCGGACCAGCCCGCTTTGGGATAAGGCTTCGCCAGCTTCAAAGCTCATCGCCTGCTCCAAGTCGAAGATTTTGATTTCTCCAATTTTGTAGCGAGCGAAGGCTACTAGGGCGTTATCCAATTCTTGTTGGCTGATCTTTCGAGCGACTTCCATTCGACCTCCCAGGTCATGAGAGTCCCGGTCCGTGGGATTGGAGGCAACGAACCGGGTGGGTTGTTGAAGGCGGACCGTACTACGCCACCATAGAAGTCGCTACTGGCTTTCCATCCATGCTGGATGGGTGGGCAGGCTATAGATTCCGGCCGCTAGAAAGGCGCCTCCTCCTCTACCCTTTCCTCCTCCCTATCCTTTTCAACGACCAGGTGGTCACGATCCTCGGCGCTCTGCGGCTCCCACCGAACCGTCACGCTTTCATCGTCGTTGAACGTCAGGTCTAATTCCGGCGTTTCGGCCAGCAGTCCCATCACCTCCTCCCACTCCATGTCTCCATCCGTGTCTAGGCGATGGATCGTCACCCAACGCTGAGCCTGCGCGATCGGGTGATTGATCATCGATGAGACTCTCAGGCCCAGGCGTTCCAACGCGGTCATCTCTTGGCGTGCTTGTGCTGTCGACTTTTTCTGCTTGGTCATGTCGCTACTCCTTTTACTGTATATCCATCCAGCACATTTAGATCATAACCGAGCATGTAGGAAAAGTTAATCCCTAGCCAGATATCGGAGGAGCCCAATCGGTTGAAAATAATTTATGCACCAGTGCATTGACACGGTAATTGCACTGGTGCATATTTTACCCATCGAGGCACTGCGAAGTCCTCCAGAAGACCCTAGGGTCGACCGCTCTTTACACAACCAGACGTGACCACCTCGACGCACCCAGGCCATCACCTGGGTCGGGACAAGCTAAGTCGTCGACCACGCAGCCTCTGGATAGCTGCCGGACCTCAGGCATTGAGGGACGCCAAACCATGCAAGCCAGCCGGGGAGAACACCGAACACGAAATGTGTGACCCGGCCAGGTGGGAATAGCCGCGGCGATGCGCATGGGGAGGACAACGATTTCACTGGCTGGCCTTGGCGACAGGGCCAGACGGGAAATCAACCACCATGGAGGGGAAGACGATGCGCTGCACCTGCATCAATGACGCGGTACAGATGGTTACCGAGCAGATCACCGAAAACATGCCAGGCGCAGGACCTTTCTACATGCGGGCGTCGGGTAGCAACCTCTGTTTCAACCTGGGCACAGGCCGCGCTGAGCTTCGCTATTGCGTTGAAGTCACCGGCCACTACATGGCGCCGAAAAAGGCCGGCGGAATGAAGCGCGTGAACAAAACGGTTTTGGTCGTCGCCAACTACTGCCCGCTTTGCGGTAAGGAGGCCGCGTCAGCTGAGGAAGAGACAACCAGCGCCACGTCAGCCTGACGTTAACTGCCCGATCTACCTGGTTCCCCATCACCAGGCTGCATCGGTGTGTGATCTGGAAGCGCAGGCATGCGCACAACTGGAAGTGGTCAGCCCGTCTGGCGTAGGCCGGGGTAGCACCAGCGGCGGCCAGGTAAAGCTGAGCCGAAAGAATGACCACCGGCGCCGAGCCGGGCAGATCCCACACCAATGCAGCCCCACCGAGGACACTTCATGGAAACGATCACCAGAGGCAAATGGATGGGCCACCTCGGAATGCTTTTGGCGCCACGTGAGCTGGAAGCGCTGCTGTGGGTTGCCCAAGACCTTACCACCAAAGAAATCGCTCGCATGATGCAGGTATCGCCGGGTACCGCTGCGAATGGCATCGAGCGCGTGATCTTCAAGCTTAAAGCCAAGCGCCGCTTGGACGCGGTTATGAAGGCTTGGGATCAAAAGATCATCAGCCCCCTCTGCATATTGCTGGTTGGCCTTATGGCCCTTCACGCAGCCATGAACGACGGCGACCCGATGCGCCGCGACCGCCGCGCCCCTGAGCGCCGCACCGCCCAAGTTCGAATCGTTCGCAAGGCCGAGGCCTTCGAATACCACGCCTGACCCACCCGAGGATCACCCCATGCAGACAGCAATGCACCCTGCTTTCGAGCAGAAGCTTGCCGTGCTCGCGGCCCTGCTCGAGCGCAGCAAGTCAGTGAGGGCCGAGGCCCATGCCAAGATCAGTCAGACAGCACCCCGCTACCAGGCATGCGGCAACGGCGCGACGTGGGATGTGTTGGAGATCGCCACCGGCGCCAAGCAGGGCTTCGCCTACAGCTACCGGACAGCCATGCGCTTTGTTGATGCGATGGAGGCAGGCGCAGCAAGCAAGCAAGGCGGCCTGCAATGATTGAACAATCGAACAGCCGCGACCAAATTCTGGCCCAGCTCACCGCCAGCATCGACAGCTTCTTTGGCAGCGGAGGCTCCGTCGAAACCCTGCCCGGGTTCGAGTACGTGCCTCACCGACCTCATCGCGACCTTGAGCCAATGCGCGCATCGGTCGCGGCCCCAGTCAACAAGCTGGTGGCTGCTCGGCTGAAGCAGCTTGATGAGCTTCGCGAGCTGGCGAAGACCATGACTTACAAAGAGGCAATGGCTCACACCGGCCTCGCCCAAGCAACGCTCGGGCGGGCTGCCGCACAAGGCAAGTTCAAGTTCCAGCGCGATCCGAACTACGGCATGAGCAACCTGGGCAAGAAACTAAGCGACCCCGTTGAAGACCGGGCGAAGGCAGTAAAGATCATTGCCTACCGCAATGTCGGGATGTCCAGGGCAGACGTTGTGCGCGAGCTGCAAATTTCCTTCAAGCAGCTGGGCCGGCTACTGCGGGAGTTCGATATCGATTTCCCAACTACTGCCGAGAAGCGAGCAACAAAGAAAGCATGAAACGTATCAACGCGCGCGTCCGGCACGGCCGGCGCCAGCAGCACATCACTCTGCCGCCCAGCGGCATCGCCCATCAGGAGACGCAGCAATGTCCAAGCCCACTGACACCACCGAGTTCCTGCAGGAGCTCAACGGCGGCGCCTTCGCCAGCCAAATTGGTCACGCCCTTTCGGAAGTAGCCGCTGGGGTTGTCGACCATGGGAAGGCCGGCAAGATCACCATAACCCTGGACTTCAGCCAGATCGGCGACTCCCACCAGGTAAAGATCAAGCACAAGCTCGACTACAAAGTGCCGACCAAGCGCGGCACGCGCAGCGAGAACACCAGCCTCGACACGCCGATGTACGTCGGCACCGGCGGCAACATTTCCCTCTTCCCCGAAAAGCATGACCAGCTCTTCAACCGGGACGAAGCACCAGTACACCCACGCTCCTAACTCACTGCACCTACAAGGAATAGCGCATGTCCCTCAGCAAAGAAGCTCTCGAACTGATCCAGGAAAACACCATTGCCGCAGTAGGCCGCGATCTGCCGGCCTTGGGCCCGGTGGTCGTCGTGCCGCAAAACTTCAACGTGGTTGATCTCGAGCGTTATCAGGAAGGCCGCAACCGCTTCCGTGGCACCTACTCCACCCACTCGCTGGCTGACTACAGCGCCTACGTTGTTGAGCGCTCCGCCCCAGCAGCCCGCGGCTTCATCGACCAGGACAACATGAGCTGCATCGTGCTGTTCAACATCGGCACCGCCGAAGAGCCGGGCCATGCCGATGACCGCGCCGTGCTGCGCCTGAAGGCTTCTGCTGCGTTCGCCGCCGTTCAGGCGGTGTGCGGCCAGAGCCTGGTGCAGAAGGCCATGAGCGACTGGATCGAAGACTGGAACCAGCACCTGTCGGCGACCGATGAGAATGGCCAGACCATGACCATCGCCAAAGCGATCGCCGCAGTTCGCACTATCACCGTGAAGGCCTCGTCGGAAAGCGATCACGCAGTCGGCGAGACCCGCGCCAGCCGCAGCACCATGGACCAGATTGAGGCCAGCAGCAAAGAGACCCTGCCGGCTTGGCTGGACTTCAAGGTAATTCCGTTTGAAGGCTTGGCCGAGCAAGTGATCCGCCTGCGCGTTTCGGTCATCACCGGCGGCGCGCAACCAGTGCTCAAACTGCGCTGGATCGGCGAAGAGGCCCAGCGCGAAGCCATCGCCCAAGAGTTCAAGGCCGTGCTCGACGCCAAGGTCGGTACCGCCGCGAAGCTGTCCCTGGGTACCTTCGACGCTAAGTGACAAGAGCCAGCGCCACAGCCTGTAAGTGGCATTTGTGGCGCTGGGTTCAACCGGAAGAGCATGCTGATGATTCAGCAGGATCCGGGCGACGAGGTTGTCGCCCCAGATTGAAATTGGTGGGAGCGGGAGGAGTTTAACCCCCTGCGGAACTGTCCGGCAGCTGCACTACTCTCCTCACCCTCCGCAATTTGGATATCGATCGCTCCCAGCGCCGCCCCGCCCCACCCAAATCCTGCTGTCATAACCATCAACGCCGCTCCTAGGTCAATATGGTTGATAAGGGGTTCACCACCAAGTAATGGAGTTCCCACCAATGTCACTAGGCCCGATGCGACAGACAAACCGCTGAAGAGCTTGTGTTTCATGCGAGCTGTTAGCCCGTGCTCTTTGAGCATCACTGCAAAGCGATGTCGTAATTAGCGGCGATATTACGCGGCCACCATTTCTTATTCAACTCGCACCGCATCCGGCCACGGAGGGCGGCGCATGCATGGAGAAAGCCATGAGCGACTACAACTGCGACTACGTTCGACGCCATTACGACGTTCCGGCCGAGATTGGGCGCCGCGTGATTGCCAATGGCGAGCCAGGCGTGATCATGGCCGACCGCGGCCACTACATCGGCGTCATCCTCGACAGCGACCCGAAGAAGCGCATCCGCAACTACCACCCCACCTGGGAGATGCAGTACGGCGAGATGGCTGAAGAGCTGCCTCTCAAGCAGTGGGAGGTCCTAACAAACGGCATGTACGACTGGGATGACGTGCGTTACATGCTGGGCGATGCCCGCCACTACGTGCGGCGCATTTGGGCAGCCACTCGTAGCCAGGCCAAGTACCGGGCCTATCAAGAACTGGCTGAGTGTGTCAACGACGACGCCACCGCCATGCTGACCTTCAAGGTTCGCGCCGCAGCCTGACCCTCCAAGGCTGCCCGCCAGCCTCAGTCGACTGAGCGAGCATCCACACAGGATGTCACGCATTCGACGATCGCCGTGAAGCTACCAGTGAAGCTGTGCCGCAGCTCTCGCGGCATGTCGTAGGAAAAGTGGATCAGCCAGGAACCGTCGCCCAATAGCACAGCGTCCTGACGATACTTATCAACTTGGTCCTCATCAATTCCGAGAACTGCTGCGACTTCCTGGTTTGTTGGCTCGCGGTCCATCGGGGATTCAACTCGCTGGTCTGGAATCACACCAATAGACCAAACGACATCAAATTGCCACTAATAAACGCCTCCCCGGCGATGGCGGTGGCAGACTAATCATTTGGTTGCCTTGATCAACATGCGTTCGATGCGTTCGCTCACAGAAGGCTTAGGAGCACACATAGACTTTAGCTTGCTCACAGCTTCAGTTATAGAAGCCTGGTAACCATGGATTGGACTAAGGGTAAGCTCTGGTCTTTCTATCTCCTCAAAGACCTGGTTGAACTCATTCAGAACCCCTTCTACTGCATGTCGGACAGAAGCGATATGCCCGCAAATTTCTGCGTCTGCACCTGACTCGGTTTCAAAGGCCCGTAGAGGAAATAGCGCTTGATTTAGGCTCGCCATAACGGCGCTCTGCAAGCCTCTGGTCTGCAAGCCATTCTTCCATGTCGCCAAAGCTTGGATGACTCTAGTTCTACAGTTTTCAGCTACCAAGTGGGCACGCTCAATAGCATCTTTACGGGCTTGACGCTCCACCCGCATGCGATAGCGCGCCTCTCTGCTGGACAGCCATATTGCGACCATAATTGCGGCAATGGAACCAAAGGCCTGAACCCAAGAGGCCAGCCCGGGATGGGCCTCAACCCAATGTAAAGCATTCTCCAAGCTCATCGTCCCTCCATTCTTCGGCCCCGCGCCGAGCCGGACACGTTTACCCCATTTCATCAATTCACGCCACCCTGGCGAGGAACGCCCATGTCTGCATTCCAGAAAAAGAACCCGCTCGACTTCAAAACCCAGTACGGCCTTGGCTTCGATCCGCAAGACGATGAGATCGTGGTGGACTTCTTCTGCGGTGGCGGCGGCGCCGGCACCGGCCTGGAAATGGGTCTGGGCCGGCCAGTCACCGTGGCCAAGAACCACAGCCCCGCCGCCATCAGCATGCACACCGCCAACCATCCAGCGGCGCGCCACTTCACCACCGACGTTTTCGACGGTGACCCAGACGAGGAATGCCAGGGCCGGCCCGTGGGCTGGTTCCACATGAGCCCCGACTGCACGCACCACAGTCAGGCTGCCGGTGGTCAGCCGCGTAAGCGCGAGATCCGCAACCTGTCGTGGATCGGCCTCAAGTGGGGCGGCAAGAAGAAGCCTCGAGTGATCAGCCTGGAGAACGTGAAGCAGATCTTGCAATGGGGGCCGCTGATCGCCAAGCGCGACAAGGCCACCGGACGGGTGATGAAGCTGGATGGCACCGTGGCAGCCGTCGGCGAGCGTGTGCCGGTGCAACAGCAGTTCCTCGTACCAGACCCGAAGCGCCGCGGCATCACCTGGCGCTGCTTCGTGCACCTACTTCAAATCATGGGCTATCAGGTGGAGTGGCGCATCATCAAGGCCTGCGACTTCGGCGCGCCCACCAGCCGGGAGCGGCTGTTCATGATCGCCCGCTGCGATGGCCAGCCAATCTTATGGCCGGAGCCGACCCACGCCAAGAGCCCGGCCAAGGGCCAGCAGAAGTGGCGTACGGCCGCCGACTGCATCGACTGGAGCGTGCCGAGCAAGAGCATCTTCTGCCGCAAGAAGGAGCTGGCAGCCGCCACCCTGCGCCGGGTAGCCAGGGGCATGAAGAAGTTCGTGCTGGACAACCCGCAGCCCTTCATCGTGCCGATCGCGAACTGGTCGGGCGAGCTGGCCCAGTCTGCCGATGAGCCGCTGCGCACAGTCACATCCTGGCCACGGGGCGGCTCGTTCGCCATGGCGAGCCCAACCCTGGTCCAAACCGGGTACGGTGAGCGGACCGGTCAGCAGCCCCGGGTTCCAGGCCTGGACAAGCCTCTTGGCGCCATTGTTGCCGGAGGGGTGAAACATGCCTTGGCATCTGCGCACCTGGTCAAGTTCCGTTTCAACAGCGAAGGGTCGGCGGTTACTGAGCCAGTGCCGACCATCACCAGCGGCGGCAACTACAAGCGGCCAGCAGGCGCCGCGCACGCCATGGGCGTCTGCACCGCGTTCATTGAGCAGGCGAACGGTGGTTTCAACACCACGCCAGCCAAAGGCGCGGACGAGCCGATGACCACGGTTACTAACACTGGGAGCCACCAGCGGCTGGTAACCGCCAGCTTGGCCACGCTGCGCCGCAACTGCGTAGGGCGTGCAGTAGATGACCTGGTGCCGACAATGACCACCGGTGCCGAGCACCACGCCCTGGTCGAATACAAGTTGTCCCCAGAGCACGAGGCCGGCGCGCTGCGCGTGGCTGCGTTTCTGATCAGCTACTACGGCACTGAAAACACCAGCGCGGCAGACGCGCCAGCGCCAACGGTCACCACCAAGGACCGCCTGGGCCTGGTCACGGTGTTCGTGAAGGGCACGCCTTACGTGATCGTCGACATCTGCCTGCGCATGCTGCAGCCACACGAGCTTTACCGCGCCCAAGGCTTCCCAGCCAGCTACATCATCGACAAGGGCGCCGACGGCAAGCCGTTCACCAAAACTGAGCAGGTGCACATGTGCGGCAACAGCGTCAGCCCGCCGCCGATGGCTGCCCTCGCCCGGGCAAACGACCCGTGGCGCACCACCTCATCCCAAGCTGAAGCCGCATGACGCGGAGGTATCCCATGCCCACAGAAAACCGATCCAGCACCACCGAGATGTTCAGCGTGCCCGAAGGCTACATGCTGGTAGAGCGCAGCATCTGGACCGAGCAGCAGGTCGAAGCTGCCACGGCGTGTATCACTCGCCTGAAGAATGTCCCGACCATGACTGACCGCGCCCTGGCCATGGCGGCGATTGATGCTGCACAGTGCACCGCCCCCGAAATCGCGCTTTCCGACCTGGTGCCAGCCCCGCAGCCCCACCCCGACCCTATAGCCTGGATGGTTGGCACTGCCTTCTGGTGGACCAAAGAAGAGGCAGAGCGGGATGTGGCAGCGACTGGGCTGCCGATTGTGGGCCTGGGACCGATGTCCGGCTTAGCGCCTGCCGAGCAGAACCAGGGCCAGCCCTATGGCTGGGCTCACGACGACGGCAAGGAGTTCACCACTCATGCCGATTATGCGAGCGACTTGCAGAGAGAGGGCATTCAGATGATACCCCTCTACACCCGCGCCGATTCTGGGGAGGTTGAGCGGCTGCGCGAAGCACTGAAGCTGGAGCAGGAAGCCACCACAAAGTGGCAAGAAACGGCCGTAACCTTGGGCGCCCAGCTGGCCGAACAGGGTGACGCTTCGCGCAATGCCTTGGAAGTCCTGCGTCGAATCATCGAATCGAAGTCGGCTGGGGTTCAGTACGCTGCCGCTGTGGCGGCTTGCCACCAACTCAACGCCGCCCTATCCGCCAGCGCAGAGCCGAGCGTGCCAGGCAAACAAGGTGCGCCACTTGGAGCAGTGCGGGCGCCTGAGATCCAAGACTTGCTGGATCGAGCAGCCACCGCCATTGGGCAATACGGCGATTCATTGCTCGGCCGCGGCCAACGTGAAGATAGCGTCGACCTCCTTGATCTAGAGCGCGAGGTCCGAGACCTGGAGCAACAATTCAAAGGCGCCTTCGCTCAGCCCAGCACGTAGAGCACATTTGTACTCCACCCAGCTGTAACCCCTCGCCCCTCTATTTCGAGCAGGCCGCGTGCTTGTCCGTTGCAGCCAGGCCCTCGGTGGCGATTCGGCGAGCACGCCCCACGCCCCACGCTAATGCCCTGGTCATCGACTCGCCTGGACGAGAGTCGAACGCCTCTTCGTGGAGGGGAGCTCCACCCGCCGCATAAACGCCGAGGAACATCTGCGTGTTGCCCGTGCGCGACAGTCGCACTTGGACATCTATGAACGTTCCATCGTCGAGTGTTTCGTCATGAGTCCTATGGTGAAGCGTCGGGTCAGCCCAAGACCAAAAAACATCACCGCGAATTCTCATGCCGTCCTCCTTCGACGTTAGTTGTATGGATCACCCTACCATAGCCAAACCGAAGCGGTTAGCAACCGCACCTGCCTGTTTCGTGATCTGAATCAGACTATTGGCCATCACCATTCTTCCTAACCCCTCTCCCCTCTATTCACTGCCGCGATATGGCGGCCGAGGATTGCCCGTGTCCGAAGTAGACCAACGCGACCTGGAGTTGCTCAAACTGGCCGCCAAGGCCGCTCGCCTAGAGATCGAGCGCTGCACCTGTAGTGATCCAAAGTGGCCATTCCGCCTGAAAGGGCAATCCGGCGTCCGAGCCCACTGGAATCCCCTCATCAACGACGGCGACGCGCTGCGCTTGGCCGTACTGATGGGTCGGGGCGACCGCCTGGGCATCCAGATCCATATCGTCGAGCCCTTCGACGGCGATACCGACCCGTACACCGTCGTGGATGCCGAGCGCTTCGGCGAGTTCGATATCTACCATGGCGACGATCCTTTCCGTGCCACCCGCCGGGCCATCGTTGAGGCGGCGGCATCGATCGGGAGCAAATCATGACCCGCCTCGCCCTCTGCCTCCTGCTGCTGGCCACCGGCGCCAGCGCAACCGAGAACGTCATCGACGTGCAGCACGACAGCCAGCGCGGCGTCACCTGCTACCTGCTCAACGGGGTCGGCATCAGCTGCATCCCCGACAGCCAGCTGCAGGCCGGCAACCAGCGCCAGCTCTCCCCGCACGAAACACAACCCGAAGCTACACCCGCACTGGCGCCTGGGCGCTGGATTGATGAGAGGTATCAGCTGTGAGCCGCCCAGTCACCGAGCAAGATTTCCGCCGCCCCGAGTTCCGCGACGCCAAGGTCGAAGACTACGAGTTCCGCAGGGACGGCGCCCTCGTCCGTAAAGACCGCTGGGAGCAAGGCATTCACCGCATACACAGCATCGTCGGCCCACGCGGCCGAGAGTTCGAGATCGCTGAGGTGATCAACGCCGTCGAGCAGCTTAAGGGCCAATGGCTCAATGCCGACCACAAAAACGACCCTGAGTCCGAATGGATCGACGTCCGCCTGCGCTGCGGAAGCGTACTTTCCGGCTGTGTGCGCACCGGCATTTTCGAATACCGCTGGCCATTCGGCCAGATGACCTTCACCAACAAGGACTTCGGCAGCGACATCGTCGAATTCCAGCCCATACCAGACCCAGTGCCAAGCAAGGATAACCAGCCATGACGATCAATTTACAAGCCGTAGAGGAACTGGCCGATCGAGTGATCACCGATCGCCTATTCTGTGGCGACGAGAATCATCGAGCGCTTGCCGGCGGGATCAAGGAGCTGATGACCCAGAACGAGGCTTTGCGCAAAGATGCCGAGCGCAATAAGCGCATGCTGCTGGATGCCTGCGTCTCCATCGGCAGCATTGGCGAAGCTCTCGGCCTAGATATGGACGCCGACGCAGACATGATGATCGGCACGGCCCGCGACCTTGTGGTTGGCATGAACCGCATCATTCAGGAATGCCCGCTGGGCTCGCCGGGCTTCGCCATTGCCACCGAGGTGATGGGCGAACTGGGCGTGACGCAGGATGCTCAGGAATGATCGCCCTCGCCTACATGGCCTACCTGATCTACAGGGGGCCGCGATGAGCCGATTCATTGCAGTGATCCACGGGTGGCACGTGGAAAGCAACGGATTCAACGTTCATGACCTAGTCGCAACTGATCAGCAAGCCGCCGACGACGAAGCATTGCTGCTGGCAGCGCGGCGCAGAGACACCTTCGACCGAACAGCCTACGTGGTGGTCGAGGTAGATGACCGCGAGCACCTTCCCCGGCGCCTGACCTGGCGCGAGCGGCTCACTGGCCGAATCGAATAACCCCTCCCCCTACAACTCAAGCCCGCCGCCATGCGCGGGCATGGAGAACTATTGCCATGATCATCGACGACGTGATGACGAACAAAATCACGCTCCACGGCCTGGGCTTCGTCCAAGTCCAGCTGCAGGGCGATCAGCGCCTGCACGTGTGGCACCCAGAACTACCGCGCCGCAACTGCTTCGAGCACTCGGCAATCCACGACCACCGCTTCAACTTCGTGTCGCGGGTACTGGTCGGTAAGCAGATCAACCACTGTTACGACATGCGCCGGCTGGATGAAGGCGAATTCGTTCTCTATCTGCATGAAGGGCCGCGGCAGGCTGGCGGCGGCAGACCATGGACGCAAGATGGTAGGGCCAACATGGTTCAGCGCTTCACCTGCACGGTTGCAGCCGGCGATGTGTACACCACAAGGGCCTACGAGTATCACCGGACCGAGCCAGGCGGTGACGGCCGCGTGGCCACCATCATGCAGAAGCGCGGCGAGTACCCGGCCGGCGCCCACTCAACCTGCCGCTACGGCATCCAGCCAGACACCGACTTCGACCGCTTCCAGTGGCCAGCTGCCCGGCTCTGGGAAGTCGTGCGCGACGTGCTTCTGACCTGACCACCAACCTGCCGCCACCGGCGGCGTGGAGAGAAACCATGTTCATGACACCGGATGAGGTAGCCGACATGACTGGCTATCTCCGGCCCAAAGACCAGGTCCGCTGGTTGCAGGCCGAAAAGTTTGGATATTTGATTGGCGCCGACGGCAAGCCGAAGGTACTGAGGCAAGTAGTGCTCGCCCGCTTGGGCGGGCATGCCGAGAAGAAAGGACCGGAGCTCCGGTTTTGATAGAAAGGACGACCGATGAGGCCGCGAAAGAAGGACAGGCACTTGCCGCCGTGCATGTACATGAAGCACGGCGCCTACTACCTGGTGAAAAAGGGGAAGTGGGAGCGCCTTGATAGCGATTATCAGGGGGCCCTGCTGGCCTACGCGAAGATCATGGGCGGCAAGGGCAAGGGGGGCATGCCCAAGCTGATCGACGACGCCTGGATGCTATGCGGGGGCGCCTGGCAGTGAACACCGTAAAGCAATACGAGGCAGCATCGGCAAAGCTGAAGCATCACTTGGCTGAGTTTGAGCCCCGCCAGGTTCTGCCACGCCACGTTGCAGCGCTGAAACTGCACATGTCCGACACTCCGAACATGGCAAACCGAGTGATCTCGTTCCTCCGCATGGTGTTCGCCTACGCGCTGGAGCAACAGATTGTCGACTCCAACCCCTGCACCGGCATCAAGCGACACGTCGAGAAGAAGCGGGACCGGTACATCACCGACGAGGAGTTCGCGGCAATCTGCTGCGCTGCGTCCCCCTACATCCGCTCGATCCTCGAAATGTGCTACCTCACGGGGCAGCGCATTGGCGATGTGCTGGCCATCAAGCTCTCGGACATCACAGACAAGGGTATCGCGTTCGACCAGCAGAAGACCGGCGCCAAGCTCATAGTTGGGATGACCCCGGATCTTGAGCAGCTGATCGCAAGGGCGAAGGCCATCCCCAGAAAGGTGCGCGGGCTCACATTGTTCTGCACCAGAGGCGGCGGAAAGCCGGTATCCTACGAGACCGTGAAGGACGCCTTCAAGAAGGCCTGCGAGAAAGCGAAGGTGACTGGGGCAACCATCCACGACCTCAGAGCTAAGTCGCTTACCGACACCGACGACCAAGGTAACGATGCCCAAAAACTAGGCGGGCACACCAGCGCCAAAATGACCGAACGCTATCTGCGCCTGCGTAAAATTGACATCGCGCAGCCGCCAGCCCTCCCGAAAACTGATCGGAAATGAAAAAGCCGCCTTTCGGCGGCCTTCTCGCGCAGGTGATTCAGCTCGCTCGAGCCATCACCTGTAGCTGACGCTCAGTCGAACGCTTCATCACGACTTGGAAGACGGCCTGCTTCTTCTCAGCCGACGCGCTTCGAAAAAACTCAGCGAATGGGGTAGAACGAGACGCTTGCGCTTGCCCTTTCTTCATAGCATCAACCCTTTAATCTGTTTCAGTAAGCTCTCTGGATCGTATCCCTCATGGAGGTGATCCTCGATCCTATCTACGTCGCCCAGGAACTCATGGGCGGACGCATCGGTATTTTTGATCAGCACGTTAACCGTCAGGTCCTTTCCGTGCTTTTTCTTCAAGTCGTTGACGACGCCGCGAACGTTGAAGAACTGTGCAACGAACACCTCAGGCGGAATTCGTCGACCCTCCTTTGCCTCTCTAGCCTGGACAAACCGCCAAGCCAGCTCTGGTTTCTGGTAGACGAACATCACGATGCATTTCCGCTTGCGCTTCAAAGATCGACCGATGTTGTGGTCTGCCTTCGCCAGGTTACAGAGGGTGCCGTCAAGCACGAACGATTGACTCTGATCTAGCGCCATATCATGGATCTTGTCAACCAGGATCGATGCCGGGTACTGGAACATCCAAGAATTCGTGCCAACGTAGGATTCGAAATGATCACGCAAATCGTCAGGATCGATTCGCATCGTCTTCGTATCCGAGCCATTGGCAAGCAATTCGATCATTTCGATCGCTGCTTCCGTCTTGCCAGCGCCAGCACACCCCGCCATGAAAACTGAAACCGGATTCTTGTCAGGAATGTAAACGGCAGGATTGGTGAATTCTTTAGCAATCCTCTTTTTGTTCGCCTTGGCGAACTGGGTTGCTGCTTCGATCAACAGCGCTTCGTTGAGGATCATGTCCGTATGCCATCAACCTGACGGGCGCGCATTCTACACGCTCAAGCATCGTAGCAGGAAGGCCGCAGGTCGGATCATTCGGCGAATGAACCATCGCATAGCCACATACATGGGGGCGCGCTTCGAAGAAGAAAAGCCTGTAGTATTAGACGTTTCGCATTTGTCTAATAGACGCACAGCTGTAAGGCCTTGAATGTCAAGTCTTTCCGACCATACCCCAATGATGCAGCAGTACTGGAAGCTGAAAAACCAGCACCCGGACCAGCTGATGTTCTACCGCATGGGCGACTTCTACGAAATCTTCTACGAAGACGCAAAGAAGGCCGCAAAACTGCTGGACATCACCCTGACCGCGCGCGGGCAGTCGGCCGGCCAGTCCATCCCCATGTGCGGGATTCCGTTCCATTCGCTGGAAGGCTACCTGGCCAAGCTGGTCAAGCTGGGCGAATCGGTGGTGATCTGCGAACAGATTGGCGATCCGGCCACCAGCAAGGGCCCCGTGGAGCGCCAGGTGGTACGCATCATCACCCCAGGCACCGTCAGCGACGAGGCGCTGCTGGACGAGCGCCGCGACAACCTGATTGCCGCGCTGCTCGGTGATGAACGCCTGTTTGGCCTGGCGGTGCTGGACATCACCAGCGGCAATTTCAGCGTGCAGGAAATCAAAGGCTGGGAAAACCTGCTGGCCGAGCTTGAGCGCCTGAACCCTGTCGAACTGCTGATCCCGGACGATTGGCCACGTGACCTGCCCGCCGAAAAACGCCCCGGTGCCCGCCGCCGTGCGCCATGGGATTTCGACCGCGATTCGGCACGCAAGGCCCTGTGCCAACAGTTCGCGACCAAGGACCTCAAGGGCTTTGGCTGCGACAAGCTGACCCTGGCCATCGGTGCCGCCGGCTGCCTGTTGACCTACGCCAAGGAAACCCAGCGCACCGCCCTGCCGCACCTGCGCAGCCTGCGCCATGAGCGCCTGGACGACACGGTCATCCTCGATGGCGCCAGCCGTCGCAACCTGGAGCTGGACGTCAACCTGGCGGGTGGGCGTGACAACACCCTGCAATCGGTGGTCGACCGCTGCCAGACCGCCATGGCCAGCCGCCTGCTGAGCCGGTGGCTGAACCGCCCGTTGCGCGACCTCAAGGTTCTGCAAGCACGCCAGGACTCGATCCGCTGCCTGCTCGACAGCTACCGCTTCGAGAAGCTGCAGCCACAGTTGAAAGAAATTGGCGACATCGAGCGTATCCTCGCCCGAATCGGCCTGCGCAATGCCCGCCCACGCGACCTGGCGCGCCTGCGCGATGCATTGGGCGCCCTGCCCGAACTGCAAAACGCCATGACCGAGCTGGAGGCGCCGCACCTTGCGCGCCTGGCAGCCATTACCGGCACCTACCCGGAGCTGGCCAGCCTGCTGGAGCGGGCGATCATCGACAACCCGCCGGCGGTAATCCGCGACGGCGGCGTGCTCAAGGCCGGCTATGACAACGAGCTGGACGAGCTGCTGGCGATCAGCGAGAACGCCGGCCAGTTCCTGATCGACCTGGAAGCCCGGGAAAAGGCCCGCACCGGCCTTGCCAACCTCAAGGTCGGCTACAACCGTGTACACGGCTACTTCATCGAGCTGCCCACCAAGCAAGCCGAGCAGGCACCGGGCGACTACATCCGCCGTCAGACCCTCAAGGGCGCCGAGCGCTTCATCACCCCCGAGCTGAAAGTGTTCGAGGACAAGGCGCTGTCAGCCAAGAGCCGCGCTCTGGCCCGTGAGAAGATGCTCTACGACGCCCTGCTGGAAACCCTGATCAGCCACCTGGCGCCGTTGCAGGACAGCGCTGCCGCCCTGGCCGAACTGGACGTGCTCAGCAACCTGGCCGAACGTGCGCTGACCCTCGACCTGAACTGCCCGCGCTTCGTCGACGAGCCGTGCCTGCGCATCGAGCAAGGCCGTCACCCGGTCGTGGAGCAGGTACTGACCACGCCGTTCGTGGCCAACGACCTGGGCCTGGACAACAGCACGCGCATGCTGATCATCACCGGCCCGAACATGGGCGGTAAATCCACCTACATGCGCCAGACCGCCTTGATCGTGCTGCTGGCGCACATCGGCAGTTTCGTGCCGGCGGCCAGCTGCGAGCTGTCGCTTGTCGACCGCATCTTCACCCGCATCGGTTCCAGTGACGACCTGGCCGGCGGGCGCTCGACCTTCATGGTCGAGATGAGCGAAACCGCCAACATCCTGCACAACGCGACCGAGCGCAGCCTGGTGCTGATGGACGAAGTGGGCCGCGGCACCAGCACCTTCGACGGCCTGTCGCTGGCGTGGGCTGCGGCCGAGCGCCTGGCTCAGCTGCGCGCCTATACGCTGTTCGCCACTCACTACTTCGAGCTCACCGTGCTGCCGGAAAGTGAGCCACTGGTGGCCAACGTGCACCTGAATGCCACCGAGCACAACGAACGCATCGTGTTTCTGCACCACGTACTGCCTGGCCCTGCCAGCCAGAGCTACGGCCTGGCCGTGGCACAACTGGCCGGTGTGCCGGGTGTGGTGATCCAGCGTGCCCGGGAACATCTGGCGCGCCTGGAAACCACCAGCCTGCCGCATGAACAAGCCCCGGCCGAAAAGGCCAGGGATGTGCCACAGGTGCCGCACCAGAGCGATCTGTTCGCCAGCCTGCCACACCCAGCCATCGAGAAGCTGGGCAAGCTGCAACTGGACGACATGACCCCGCGCCAAGCTATCGAAATGCTATATCAACTAAAGAACCTGTTATAA